ATTACGCAGGATAAAACAAAGTCAACAACCGCCGGCGAATCTGGCGACATAATTATATAAGACTATGGCCGATCAAAGTATATCACAACTACCAGTAGCCGCTACCATAACAGGTAACGAGCTCGCTGTTGTTGTACAAAATGGCATTACAAAACAAGCACAAGTTTCACAACTTGCTAATGCCATATCGCCGGGCAAGTTAATTAACTATTTGTACTTTAACGGTGCTAGTAATTTAATTGTAGTTTATACTGATTCAACAACACAAAATCTAGGTCCAATACCTGGTTTTATTGCGGCAACAATTGCACCAAACGGTCACTTAATTTTAACCAATTCGACTGGCGGTACAACCGACGCTGGTTCTGTGTTTGCTTCTTTATCGCAAACCTTTTTAACTGCTAACAACGAATCTGCTACATTACCAAACAGCCAGCAACTTATTGCTGGTGCAAACATTACATTAACCCCTGGCACCAATAGTTTAACGATTTCAACATCGGGTGCGGCGGGTAGTTTAAACGGTGTTGGCACTGGTATTATCGTAAAGAATACTAGCAACTCGGTTATTAACCGTACGCTTACCAGCACTGCTGGTATTTTGATTACCAATCCAGATGGAATTTCTGGTAATCCAATTATCTCCCCAGCATCTAAGTTGGCGGATATTCAGAATTTAGGAACCACTAGCATCCTTGCTATGGTTAGTGGCACTACAGTAGTGGGTCGTAACATCCTTGGTACAGCTAGTCAAATTACCGTAACTGGTGGTGATGGCTCTGCTAACCCAACGATTAGCATTACACCAAACCCTATTTTGCCTGGTAATGCGTCTGTAGTTTTACCAACGGGTACTACAGCACAACGCCCTGGTAACTTGGCTGGTCAGCTTCGTTTTAATACATCACTAAACGTATTTGAAGGACAAGATAGTTCTGGCGTATGGCAGACTATTGCACTAGGTGGTGGTGTTACTTCTGTTGGTACTGGCACTGGTTTAACTGGTGGTCCAATCACATCAACTGGCACAATTAGTATTGCCAACACTGGCGTATCCGCGGCTACTTACGGTAGTGCATCAACAGTACCACAGATTGCAGTTAATGCTCAAGGTCAAATTACTTCTGCATCTAACATAACTATTACACCAAGTTCTATTGGTGCAATTAGCTCTGTAAGCGGTACTGCAAACGAAATTACAGCAACAACAGTTGGTACAGCAGTTACTGTTAGCTTGCCAACTGCACTGACATTTACTGGTAAGACTGTAACAAACGGTACATTTAATATGGCTGCCGCTACAGTCGGTAGCGACACTGTTACAACCAACACAGCAACACAGACACTTACTAACAAAACTATTAGTGGTTCGAGCAACACATTAAGTAACATTGGTAATAGCAGCTTAACAAACAGCTCATTGACAATTGGTACAACAAACATTGCACTGGGCGCAACAAGCCTTACATTAGGCGGCTTGACAACAGTAACGTTGACCCAAAACCCAGCTAATGCTTTAGATGCGGCAACTAAACAATATGTTGACGCAGCAGTTTCTAACGTTAACTATCACGCAGCGTGTAACTATGCTACAACCGCAGACTTAGGCACCGTACTTTATAATAACGGCGCATCTGGTATTGGTGCAACAATTACCAAGCTAACCCCATTTGCTACATTAGCAATTGACGGCGGTAGTCCAACAGTTGGTCAGCGTATCTTAGTTAAGAACGAGACCAGCGGCCAGTACAATGGTATTTATACCGTAACTAGCGTTGGCTCTGGGGCAACAGGATGGGTATTAACCCGTGCAACGGACTATGACCAAACCGGTACGGGGCAAAATGAAATTGCGCCGGGTGATACAACATACATCATTAGTGGTACTGTAAATAACGGAACTCAGTGGGTTCAAACCACAGATCTACCAATTACAATTGGTACAACACCGCTTGTATTTGCTCAAATCGCTGGTCCGGGTGCATACACAGCTGGTACAGGATTAAGTCTCACTGGAACACAGTTTAGCATTGCCAATACAGCAGTAACAGCAAATTCTTACGGCTCTGCAAGCTCTGTACCAACATTTACAGTAAACGCTCAAGGTCAATTAACTGCAGCGTCTAATACCAGTATTGCTATTGCTGGCTCACAAATTACATCTGGTGCGGTGCCAGTTGCTTATTGTGGTACTGGAGCAACATCAACAACTGGCTCTGGTGCAAACGTATTAGCTACAAGCCCAACACTGGTAACTCCAGTATTAGGTACACCGACTTCTGTAACGCTGACTAACGCAACTGGTTTGCCTTTGACAACTGGTGTGACAGGCACATTAGCTGTAACAAACGGTGGTACTGGTGTAACAAGTAGCACAGGTTCTGGTAGCAATGTATTAAACACATCGCCAACATTGGTAACCCCCGTGCTAGGCACACCAACATCTGTAACGCTTACTAATGCAACTGGTTTGCCTTTGTCAACAGGCGTGACTGGCACACTGGGCGTAGCTAACGGTGGTTCTGGTGCCGCAACATTTACAGCCGGTTATTTAAAAGCCAGCGGAACAACAGCATTTACTACAGTATCAAGCATTCCAAGTTCAGACATTACTGGTCTTGGCACAATGGCATCACAAAATGCTAACTCAGTCGCAATTACTGGTGGCAGCATTAACGGAACAACAATCGGTGCAAGTACGGCAGCGGCTATCACTGGCACAACTATAACAGCAACAACATACGTCGGTATATCCGGAGGTACATTCTAACATGGCAGCTACAGGCTACACACCCATATCGCTGTATTACTCTACTACTGCATCAGCAGCGCCGACTAATACAAACTTAGTCAACGGTGAGTTGGCAATCAACATTACTGATGGTAAACTGTATTATAAAGATAATACTGGTACTGTTAAGTTGTTGGCTTCAAACTCAGCAAGCTCGCCAGTTACATCGTTTCAGACATCACTTAGCGGTTTAACACCAAGCACCAGCACGACAGGCGCAATTACGCTTGCTGGTACATTGGGCTTGACATCAGGTGGTACAGGAGCTACTACAGTTAGTGGCGCACAGACAAATTTACAAGTTGACCCTGCAGGTACTGCGGTGGCAATGGCAATCGCATTAGGATAAGGAAACCAAATGGCAACTAATACATTTACACGATACGTAGCTAAAAACGTCGGCACAACTCCCGTTGTGTTAGTTACTGCTGCTTCTTCAACACAGACAACCGTGATCGGTTTGACTGCGGCTAACACAACCACAGCCCCAATTACTGTTGATGCTTATGTGACAGCATCAGCGACTAACTATTATGTAGTTAAGGGTGCTACAGTGCCTGTCGGTAGCTCACTGGCATTGTTCGGTGCTGACGGTAAGATCGTTCTGAACACAGGCGATGCGTTTACTGTCGTGGCATCAAGCGCATCTGCTGCAGACGTAATTTTATCTTGCCTACAAATTAGCTAAGGATTAACATGTCCTACATTGGATCAACCCCAACTACTCAGAGCTTTATCGCTGGGACTGACTACTTCAATGGCGATGGATCTACTACTGCGTTTACCTTATCACGCTCTGTAGTATCAACCAACGACATTCAAGCCACAGTCAACAACGTGGTGCAACAACCCAACACGGCATACACCGTGTCTGGCACGACTATTACGTTCACCTCTGCTCCATCAGCTGGCACAAGCAACATCTACGTTCGCTACCTGTCCACAACTACTCAGTCAATCACACCGAGCCAAAACACTGTCTCGTATAGCACGCTGAACAGCGACAACCAGAGCAAGCTGGGTATTAGCTTTAAGAACCGCATTATCAACGGTGCGATGGTTATTGCACAAAGAGGCACAAGTAGCCTTGCAACTAATAATATTACTAGTTTTCCAGTTGATAGAACATACGCAACAAGTAACTCAGCAACTAACAGGTTCAATGTACAACAAAATGCTGGTTCTGTAACTCCACCAGCTGGATTTACTAATTATTTTGGATGTACATCTGTTGGCGCATATTCCTTAACATCAGGAGAGCAGTTTATATTGCGCCATAATATTGAAGGATATAACTCTGCTGATTTAGCATGGGGAACTGCTAACGCTAAAACAGTTACTTTATCTTTTTGGGCTTATAGTTCACTAACTGGTTCCTTTGGTGGTTCACTATATAACTCAGATGGTAGCCGTTCATACCCATTTAGCTACACAATTAACTCTGCAAACACTTGGACTCAAATTGCGATTACCATTCCGGGTGACACAACTGGTACATGGGGAACAACCAACGGCGTGGGTATTACCATAGGATTTTCAGTTGGTGCGGGCTCAACATTTAGTGCTGCCGCAAATGCTTGGGCAGCTGGATACTATGTACAACCAACTGGCTCTGTTTCAGTAGTCGGTACATCTGGTGCAACGCTTTATCTTACAGGTCTACAATTTGAGGTAGGCACACAGGCAACGACTTTTGATTACCGCTCCTATGGTACCGAATTGGCTCTTTGTCAGCGTTATTATTGGCAGTGGAGTGCTTCAACAAATAGTGCTTCTTATATTCAAAATATATTTGGATACACCTCAACACTTTCTATTGGCATCGTTACAATGCCCATATACATGAGGGCAAATCCAACTCTTGTAACTACAGGTGTAGCAAGTAACTACAAAGTTGTGTTGGGTGGCTCATATTCTCAAAGTTCATCGTCTGTACCTTCTATAGACCAAAGCAATCCACAAGCAATTAATATGATTTACTACTCAACATCAGTCCCCGTTGGAACTCCCGGTATTGCAGGATCTAGTAACACAACAGCAACATATTTAGGCTTTAGTGCGGAGTTATAAATGACAACATATAAACTATACAAAAGTATTGATGGTGAAATTCGTAATGTTTTGCGTGACAATAAAGACAGCATCCCATTCGACCCAGACAACACCGACTACCAAGCCTACCTTAAGTGGCTGGCTGACGGCAACACCCCCTTACCAGCGGAGAACGCATAATGGCTATTAGTCAAATCAACTCAAACAGTTTGGCTAGTGGAGTACCAGCAAGCTCTAATATGCCGACTGGTAGTGTTATTCAAACTGTAAATTATTCAACAACATCAGCGGCTGTTTATGCTTCTACATCAAATAACTCTTTTACAACAACAGGGTTTGGTGTAAGCATTACTCCACAATTTTCTAATAGCAAAATTCTTGTTACTGTTTGTGCTAATGGTGGAACAGCCGCATCAGGTTCAGCATATTGGACTATATACAGAAATAACTCTACAAATTTAGCAACTGGAACAGCACCTTCAGCTTTAAGTTCTACCAGAAATAATTTAAGTGGTGCATCTCCAATATTGCCTTTGTCTATGATGTTTTTAGATTCACCAGCAACCACCAGTTCTACCACTTATACTGTTTATCAATTTACAAATGCTGGTGGAAATTCTGTTTATTTTGGTGCTCCTAATTCAGATTTACAATCAATAGCTTTATCCATCACTGCTCAGGAAATTAAAGTATGATTACTATGTTTGAAGCTATTCGTGCGCTTAATCCTACAATTACAACTCTTATTCAAGAGGATGCTTTTGATGTAGACCACAACCCAGTTAAATATGATAAAGCAGCAGCAGAAGCTAAATTAGCAGAATTACAAGCCGCTGAAGATGCCAAAAAAACTGCAGCATTGGCTAAACTAACTGCTCTTGGTTTAACCACCGCAGACTTAACTGCCCTAGGACTTTAATATGAGCTATATTGGTAATCAACCCGTCTATCAGGCGTTTGTAACCGACCAGTTTTCTGGCAACGGTTCCACGACTGCGTTCACCATGTCGGTGGCCCCAGCCAATACGGCATCGGTTCTAGTTGCCGTATCGGGTGTCCTCCAAGACCCATCCACCTACTCGGTCTCTGGCACAACGCTAACCTTCTCCGCCGCTCCTCCATCCGGTACTGGCAACATCTCAGCTCGCTACCTTGGCATCCCAGCTTCTGGCATCACCAACACAGCGTACAGCACCAAGACCGAGTTCACCGCCACTGCCGGCCAGACTACTTTCACAGTGCCTTCTTACACTGTCAACTTCATCCAAGTCTACCGCAACGGCGTGCTCCTTGGCAACGCAGACTACACCGCCACTAACGGCACCACAGTGGTACTGACAACTGGTGCTACGGCTGGTGACATAGTAACCACTATTAGCTTTTTTGTAAGCTCAGTGTTAAATGCTATTCCAGCAACTAACGGCGCAGTAACAACACCATACATTTTAGATGGTGCTGTAACTCAATCTAAGTTGGCTTCCAATGTGGTTGGTACCGGCCCAGCGTTTTCTGTTTCTGCTAACGCATCACAGTCTGTACCAAACGCTACTGGTACAAAACTAACTTTTGACACTAAGCAATTTGATACTGCGAATATTTTTAATACAAGTACATCTAGGTTAACCCCCAACATCGCTGGATATTATCAGCTAAATATTAATGCGGGAGTATCGTCTTATGCGTTTGTGACCCAGCTATATAAAAATGGCGCTGTATATTTTGGAGCTCAATTTGCTAGTCCATATTTAACTGGTATTGGCACAGGAGCTAACGCATCTTTGTGTGTATATGCAAACGGAACTACGGACTATTTTGAAGTTTATGTTTACCAAAATGGTGGCGCCAGTACAACTACTTATAGCGGCAACGCTAATATATTTTCTGGCTTTTTAGTAAGGGCTGCGTAATGTTATACGAAAAAATTAAATCTATATATCCTAGTTTAACAAACGAAGATTTTAGTCCTATTCGTGGAACTATTTATCTTCAAAACGACTCTGACGGCAAGGGTGACTACATTGCCAAGTGGGAACACCCAACTCTTGCCAAACCAACTGAGGATCAACTCAAATGACACAAGCAGCAATATTAGCCGCATCAGGCTCCCCCGGCACCACGACAGGCTTCAAGAACCGCATCATCAACGGCGCGATGATAATTTGGCAAAGAGGAACAAGTTTTTCTTCAACAGGTTATACCGCTGACCGTTGGTCTTTTTATGCAGGAACATCTCCAGTTGTAACTCAATCTACTGATGTTCCATCAGGTTTTAGATATTCTGCAGCTTTAAGCGGAACTGGTAGCACTGGTTTTACTCAAAAAATTGAATCAAACAATGTTTCTGATTTATCTGGTCAATCCGTTACTGTATCTTTTTGGTTAAAACAATCTACAGGTGCAGGTTCTAATGCCATATCAATTTCTTTATCTTATGCAACAGCACAAGATAACTTTGGTTCAACCACATCAATTGGTTCCACAAATATCACTACAACCGCATCGTGGGCTTATTACACAGCAACATTTAATAGCTTACCAAGTGGTGTAACAAATGGTTTGCAATGCACCATTGTCACTAACAGCGGTTCTGCTGTTGCGTTCCAGCTTACTGGTGTCCAGCTCGAGGTTGGCACCACAGCAACAAACTTCGACTACCGTTCTATTGGTACTGAATTTGCACTTTGCCAACGCTATTATCAAGTATATTCGGATGCTGCAAATAGTAACTATACATTTATTTGGTCTGGATCTATTTCTGGGGCAACGTCATCCCAATACTTAAGTTCAATTTTAATTCCAATGCGAGCCGCACCTACAGGCACGGTTATTAATACTAATTCTTCATCAATGGGAACTCCGGGAATAGCTACAACTACTCCTAGTTTTGCAAGAATGACGGCTAGTGGTAATAGTTCGGATAGTAGGGCATATTTTCAACTTAACGCTTCGTTTTCAGCGGAACTTTAATCATGTACAAATTAACCCCATTAGATTTAGACGGCAAACAAAAAATGGTTCAGCGACTATCTGACGGTGCATATATACCTTTTGCACCAGACAACACAGACTACCAACAATACCTCAAATGGGTCGAGGAAGGCAACACACCACTACCCGCAGATGAAGGAGCAGCATAATGGCGTTAACACAAGTACAAGGCGGGATGATTCTTGCCAGTGGTCAGTCAATACCTAAAGCTGCTTTGCCTACGGGTTCAGTGTTGCAAGTTGTTAATAGCACCTATACAAACGCATCGGCTCAAAGTACAACTAGTAGCACTTATGTACAAACACCTATTCAAGTAACCATTACTCCTACAAGCTCTACAAGCAAAATTTTAGTAAGAATGAATGTGTCTCAATCTTACGCTTCTACCAATTCTGGAAACATGGTATTAACTTTGTATAGAAATAATACTACAGAATTATCTAGCGGAAACCAATACGGTTTAAGTGCAGCTTACGCACAAGTTGCTGCTTTTGGAATGTATATTGAGTTTTTAGATTCACCAGCCACAACATCTGCTACAACATATACCGTTTATGCAAAATTTGTTGATGCCAGTGGAACTTTTTATTATTTTAGAGACCATTGCTGGGCCACTATGACTGCTATGGAGATTGCCGCATGATTACTATTCACGAAGCTATTTATAAATTAAATCCAACTGTTGTTCAAATTGAAGGCGATATTGCTTACGATAAAGATCGTAACGTTGTTGAATATGACAAACTAGCAGCACAAGCAGAGTTTGAAAAAACAACTAACGAAATTGCTACAACAAAAACAGCAGCACTAGCTAAACTGACTGCAATAGGATTAACTACTGACGAAATAAAGGCGTTGATAGGCTAATATGGACATCCAATTTATTATCAACACCATACTGCCACTCATCTGCGTCGTTATCGGCTGGTTCTGTAAAGAGCTTTGGACTGCCGTCCAGTCTCTGAAAGAAGATGTTTCCGACTTACGAAATCACCTTGCCGATAACTACATGCGCAAAGATGATTTCTCCAGTCGTTGGGAAGAAGTTCTCAAAGCTGTCCATCGTATTGAGGACAAGCTGGACGCAATGCGGGATAAGTAATGAATAATGACAGACCCATTCGGAATAACAGAGGGCACGAAAGCCCTTGCACAGAGCATAGACTCTGCCCGGCAAGGATCTAAACAACTTAGCAAGTCTATCGAGGGTGTCCAAAAAGATGCCGTTGATCTAGCAAACCAAAGAGCCAACGAGCGCATCCGCGCCAGACTTGAGGCAGAGTTCAAAAAGCAAAACGCTCTCATCAAAGCACTCGATGAGTGGAAGCGTAAAAAACAAATCTCCGAAGAAGAGGCCAGACTTAAAATCGACTTTGTCAAAAAATACGGAGCCAAGGAGTGGGAGGCACTTTTGAAAATTAAATTGGATATAGAAAACCTTGAACGAAAGAATAACGAAGAATTTCAACATGACCTTAAAGAGGTTAGAAAAGTGCAGTTCTACTGTTTTGCAGTGGCTGCGCTCATTGCTTGGTATCTTACGTGGGGTATTAAATAAATGAACAGTATTTTAACCCACATTCTTACCGGCAAAGACAACCAAACCCATGACATAGCCCGCTGGGCGTGGATGTTGGGCTTTCTCTTAGTTGGCGCTTGTGCCATCTATCTAATCTATGCCGGCAAAGAGATCAGCCTAACAGAACTAGCTGGTGCCTTGGGCATTGTCTCTGGATCTGGTGCTGCCTCTGTTGCTGGTAAACAAATGTCTGGTGCGGAACCACAATAATGTTCCCCCTTGGAATCATTACTTATGTCAAAATTGGATTATTTGCTCTGGCTATTCTTGGGGCTGGCTATACTGGCTATAGTATTGAGGCTAGTCGTTTTGAACGTTACAAAGCGCAACAACTTGCAGAAACGCAAAAGGCTCAAGAACTACATCAAACAGCCACGGACCAAATAAGAAAAGAAAAAGATGATCAAATCGCTTCTATTAACAATCAGTTGCTCGATGCTGTTAGCCAGCTGCGTAGCCGTCCCAATCGCACCCAAAGCTCCAGCAATGGACAAGACGGAACTGGGCGATCCCTTTCTGCCGAGGATGCAGAATTTCTTGTTAGGGAAGCTGCCAGAGCCGACCAGCTCAGAACAGGCCTCCAAGCCTGCTACGCCCAATACGACGCACTAAGTAAGTGACCCCACCATTCACGCTATAATGGCGTGGAGAAGGAGCCCAAATGAAAAGAATTATCCCGATCCTTTTATGGATCCTAGGTAGTATTGCAGTAATCCACTACACAAACCGATATACCCAAATTGAAGAAAACATTATGGCAATTGCAAAATCCACATTAGACTTCATCACCAAAGAGGAAGGCGCCCGCAACAAGGCATACAAGGACTCTAAGGGTCTGTGGACTATTGGAGTAGGTCACCTCATCAAAGCCGATGAGCAACACCTCATCACCGCAACCCTAACAGACGAACAGGTAGAAGACCTCCTTAAAAGCGATTTAAAGTGGTGTAGCCAGGCCGTAGAGAGCTCGGTAAAGGTACCCCTTGCCCAGCACCAATTTGACGCTCTATACAGCCTATGCTTCAATATTGGAGGCACTAACTTTGCCAAGTCTACTGTTGTTAAAAAAATCAACGAAAATGATATGCAGGGCGCGGCAGATGCCATTTTGATGTGGAATAAGCCAGAAGTGCTAGTAAACCGCAGAAAACGCGAAAGAGCACTATTTTTAGGGGCGTAAAACCCCATTTTTGTGCATTAGTAGATATAAGGACTGATCATCCTTTATTCACCCACAACCTATAGGAAACCAAATGGACGGCTTTAAATCACTGCCAAAAATGCAATGCTTCAGAGAAGGCGGCTCTGTAAAATCTAAACCAATGGCAAAATGCGTTGGCGGCAAAATGAAAGAAGGCGGAAAAGCCGATATTGCCCAAGATAAAGCTATCGTTAAAAAAGCATTTGCTATGCACGATAAGCAAGAGCACGGTGGCGAAAAGACAGATTTGTCCAAGCTCAAAAAAGGTGGCCGTTCTAAAAAGGCTGTTGGCTCTGTTAAAAAATTTAAAACAGGCGGAAGCGTAACTAACGTTTATGAAGCCAAAAAATCTTCTGGTGATAAAGACAATATCCGTAAGACCAAACAGATCAAACCAGCTACTGCTGCTGCTCCTTCTAAAGCAGCCACCAAGCCCAATTTTAAAGGCAGTGATGTTGCAAAAGAAAAGAATAAACCGGCGGCCGAGAAGGACCTTATCAAAAAGGTAAAGCCAACTGGTAACAAGAAAGCTGCTGCTCCATCTGGCGCTGGTGGCCCAGACGCTTTCAAAAAAGGTGGCAAGGTAAAAAAGTATAACGAGGGCAAATTAGTTGCCCCCGCTGCTGCCGGTCCTGCAGCAAAAGCTCCATCTGCAGCAACAGGCCAAGGACAAATTAGTGATTACGAGCGTAATCGTATGTCCAACATCAGCAAATTAGATCCAGCCCAACAAGCCGAGTTTGCTAAACAGCAAGCTGAAGCTACTGCTAAATACGGCAAGAAAAAAGGCGGTAAGATTAAGAAGTTTGCTGACGGTGGTTTGACTGCTGAGGAAAAAGATTGGTTGGGTGGCGCTGACGCCACTGACCCATTTATCCAAGCTCGCATGCGCGCAGCCCTTGGTCCTAAAAAAGCTGCCCCAGCACCACAGGGTTCATACATCTCTTCTGATGTAGATAACCGTGACGTTGGTCAAACTGGTGGTTCTATTGATGACGAAAGCAAATGGGGCAACGTAAGCCCAGCTGCCGCAGCATTTAATAAGAACATCCCTGGCGCAGGTCCTGTAGCTGCTGCTCCTGTTCGTACAGCCCCAGCTCCTGCAATGCCAGCTGGTCCAAGCGCTGATGATCGTCTACGTGCTAAGTATGGTCGCCCTGTTCAAGCTCCTAACGTTGAGCAAGACTCTGGTGTAGCATACCCACAAGGTCGTGGAAATGTTGACGCTTTACGTAGCGCAGTTCTGCCTTCCTTTGGTGGCTCTATGCCTTCTGCTTTCCCAGCACAAAATGTAGCTCCACGTCCTGCACAAACTATTCCTAGTGCTAACGTAAGCATGCCTTCTGCATTCCCCGCAGCTAAAGTAGTTCCACGTCCAGCACCGGTTATCCCAAGTGCAAACCTTGGTGCTCCAACAAGTTTTGACTCAGCACTATCACGTGTTAAGCGTCGTCCTGTAGTAGCACAAAAACGTGGTGGTAAAGCTGGTAAGAAAGGCTGCTAATGCCAATCAAATCTAAAGCACAGCTAGGTGCAATGTATGCCGCAGCTGAGGGTAAGTCTACCCTCGGCATTCCTAAAAAAGTTGGTAAAGAGTTTGTCAAAGCTGGTAAAGCTAAACCAAACTTGCCACAAAAAGTACAAAAGCGAGCCGCTGGCCGCGGGAGATAATCTGTGGCATATTCTGGCACATACAACCAAACTAAGGTTAACGTTGATGAGTTAATTTCCTACGCCTACCGTGACGCAGGAAAAACCTCAGAAGAGATGACGCCTGAGTATGTACAAGCTGGCAAACAGGCTTTGTTCTACATACTCCAAAACTCTGTAAACCGTGGTATTAATATCTGGTTGCAAGAGGTTGTAGTTTTGGGCGCTCAAACAAACCAGCAAGTTTTACCAATGCCAGCCAACTGCGTTGACGTATTGGAAGCTAACTGGATCTACATTGTAAATCCAACTTTCTCCGCTACACTCCCTACAGACAATCCAAACGTATACACCCTATTTGATCAGTCTGGAAATGCTGATCTAAACCAACACGTCACTACAACGCTTTCTAAAAATTACTTTGGTGCAGCTTACTCTCAGGCTACGAGGTTATACTATGTTGGCTTTAACGCTTATGCTCCTGGTGGCAGTGCTATTTACGATTTGGATTTTCAAGTAAGCACTGACGGTGTTACATGGACTACTTGGGAATCCTTTCCGTCAGTAACATTAGCTGATAGACAATGGCAATACTATGGAATCAATACCACCCAAGCTTTTAATTATTATCGTTTATCTAATCGCAATAGCGGTAGCACCTATTCTCTACGCGCTATACAATTTGCACAATCGCAACAAGTAATTCCTATGGCACGACTCAATCGTACCGATTACTTCTCGTTGCCAAACAAACAATTCCCAAGCCAACGCACACTACAGTACTGGTTTAATCGTCAGGTTGATCCAGAGATGTATCTATGGCCTGTGCCTAACAACAACTTCCAAGCATTCTCGATGATCCTGGAATGCCAACCACAAGACGTTGGTTCGTTGACTAATACCTTGTACATGCCTGATCGTGCGTTAAACTATTTCCAAATGGCTCTATCGCATAGATTATCTATGCAGTTACCAAACATTGATTCAACTCGTATTAGCTATTTGGAACAACAAGCGTTGCAAGCACGTCAAGACTTTGAAGATGAAGATCGTGATAAGTCACCGATCTACTTCCAACCTAATATCAGTTACTATACACGATGACTACAGCATACGTTCAAACCTATGACAACTTGGTTGCAGATGTCATCACCTATATGGAGCGTGATGACGCTGGCTTTATAGCGCAAATTCCAAGCCTAATTGGTTTGGCGGAATCTGCTATTGCTGCCGAGTTAAAGTCTTTGTTGCAGTTGGTAGTTGTTGAAACTACACTAACTGCAACTAACCCTGTGCTTACCAAACCTACTCGTTGGAGAAAAACAATCTCCATGAAGATCAATGGTAAGCCCGTGGTAATGCGTTCACAAGACTATATTGCACAATATAACTCTGAATCATCTACAGGTCAGCCACAGTACTATGCTGAGTATGATTACAACAACTGGAACTTTGCTCCTATTCCAGATCAAAATTACCCAGTAGAAATCATTTATTACAGTTTGGTTCAGCCATTGGATTCAACAAACCAAACCAATCTATTCACACAAGTTGCCCCACAGGCAATGTTGTTTGGCACTTTATTGCAAGCTCAAGGCTATTTAAAAGCACTGGACAAATTACCAGTGTGGAAACAATACTACACAGATTGTATTGATGCCCTCAAGAAAGAAGACGATTCACGTCGTATTGATCGCAATACAACAGTACAGGAACCTTAATCCATGCCGTCCTACGTATCGCCATTTACCGGTGACGTTGTCCAGCAAACGGACGTTACATACTATGCGTTAGCCTTTAGTGCCAATACACAGCTGTATTGGCCTTTAGTGCTTAATGGTGCACAAGTACCTGCTTCACGCATTATGGATTGTACGCCATCTACCAGCGGCTTAACAGTGTTTTTACCAGACGCCTCACAAGGCTCAACTGGTATTGACATTTTGTTCCGTAACTTTGGCTCACAGACATTTTACGTTGCGCAGTACGGTGGGTCTGGCTCTGTAGCAATTCCAGCTGGCGTATCTAAGTATTTTTACTTGTCAGACAATACCACTCAAGCTGGTGTATGGCAAAACGTAACCTTTGGTACCGGTACATCTTCTGCTGATGCAGCCACTTTGGCTGGCGCTGGTCTTGCTGCTATCTCAGGCCAACTGGCAGTTACTCAAAGCGTACAAGTTTCTTCCTCATCCCCAACCATTAATGACGCAAGCCGTGCTAAGACTTATGTTTGGAGCGGTGGTAATGGCACATTTACTTTACCAAATCCAACAGGCTTATCAGCTGGTTGGTGGATTGGATTTAGAAATAGTGGCACAGGCACATTAAATTTAGTGACTGTTGGCGGAGCTTTAATTAACGGTGCTGCTAACGTTACAGCAAACCCCGGCAACTCTGGTTTTATTTTTTACCAAGAGTCCACTGGTAATTTTTATACCATTGGTTTACAAACACCAACCAACGTAACCTTTACCTCTGCGGTATATGACGTTGACAATATCATTGGGCCAACATTAAGCCTTGTTAGCTTTGCCCCAATTATTCAGACTTATGTGTCGTTGTCTGGCACACGTACTACTCCGCTAGAAGTTATCCTACCAGCAACCACAGCGTTGTACATTTTGATTAATGATACAACCACAACGCTGTATGACATCTCGTTTGCTATTTCTGGATCTAGTGCAACTCCTACCGTATTGGCTCCTGGTCAAATTATTACTGCGTTATCTGATGGCAATCAGTTAATTATTTTATCGCAAAATTCATCTACATATTACTACGGCGCTGATGGTTCTGCTGCATTACCAACATTCTCATTTTTATCAGACACCACAACGGGCATGTATTTATTATCTGCTGGTGTATTAGGATTGACAGCAAACGGCGCCAACATATTAACATTAGACGGATCTACCCCAAGTACCCCAGCTATTTCATCTGTGGCCTCAATTTCAACTAGCAAAACAGTTACCGCAGAAGGCGGTGTTTTAGGCGGAACATTCTAATGGCAGCACAACAAGATTCCGGCACATCACAAGAACAGTATAATTTAGTTTATACCCTTGGCGTACAGCCAGGTATCAAGCGTGACGGTACTAACTTTGAGTCACGTGAATACCAAGACGGCGTATGGTGCCGTTTCCAACGTGGCACACCTAAAAAAATGGGTGGCTATCGTGAAATCTTTGGTACGTTTACTGGCATACCACGTGGTATGATTGTTAGCCCATATAACGGTGTTAACTACATTTTTGCTGGTAACGCTACTGGTATTGATGTGTTTATTACTGGTAACACGATTGGTGTTGGCTCTGGTCCGTACATTGCTAATATATTGCCAGGCTACTCTGAGTTTGCTGTAGCGTCAAACACAGCACACACTTTTACTATTTATGGTGGTGCAACCACACCAAAAGATTACACATCTGTATTTCCAGCTGGCACTAAGGTTATATTTGCTCAGACAAACCCAGCTACTGTATACAACGTAACTGGTTCTGTTTTTACAACACCAAATACCGTTGTAACCGTTACAGAAACCATTACAGGTACTAAATCAAACGTATGGCTTTATAATACACACTATTCGCCAGATGCTCGTAACTTGTGGCAGTTTGATTTACAATACTCTCCTGTTGGCGCAGCTCTAAAAGTATTGGCTCACCCGGGTTTAAACTTACTTAACATTGACAACGCTGAAGATACTCAAGTATTAGTAGGTGACATTTTGCCAGCTAGCGCTGGCGTATGGAACTTTTATGGTTTGGCTGACTCAACTGGCCAACAACCAACATACAAACCTATTAGCGTTAACGGTGGTGTGTGCGTATTGTATCCGTACATATTTGTGTACGGCGATAATGGTTACATCGCAAATAACCACGTTGAGACAACCTACGGAACTCAGACGCTAACCGATTGGAACGGCGCAACCGCCAACCAGATCAACATGTCGTCTTCCAAAATTGTTAAAGGTATTCCAGTGCGTGGTGGTACAAACTCACCATCTGGTTTGTTCTGGGCTACTGACTCACTAATTCGTGTGTCTTTTGTTGGTACCGCACCGCTATATTGGCGTTACGATATTATTTCCAGCCAGATCTCAACCATGTCATCATCTTGTTTTGTGGAGATGGACGGCGTGTACTATTGGCTTGGCGTTGACCGTTTCTATCTATACAACGGTGTTGTTAACGTTTTAGCTAATGATAAAAACGTAAACTGGCTATTTGACAACATTAACTTCTCAGCACGTCAAAAAGTATGGGCTACCAAAGTCCCACGCTATAACGAGATCTGGTTCTTTTATCCTAGAGGTTCTTCTACCGAAGTAACCGATGCTATTATCTACAACGTTAAAGATAAGATTTGGTATGATGCTGGCCAAGCAGATGGCGCTCGCCGTTCTTGTGGATACACCACAGAAATTTTCCCAACTCCTATTTGGGCTGGTTGGGACTATGATGTTACTTACAGTAACCCATTAACTTTGATTGCTACACCATCCGGTGAGCCAGCGCCTACAGCTAAACAGTTTTATTTAGCTGGCGACCAAACTCCATCGTTCTCTCCAGGTGACCACTTTTCATTCTCAAACGCCGGTAACCCAGCTACTCCAGTTTATACGGTAGATAACAGTCAATTAATTATTGATAGTTTTGTGCCGGCACCTGGTGTTACATTAGTTACAGCAACAACCAACTTTGTACCTGGTGTAACGGCTGGTGATGTGGTATACTACATGGAAGGTGGATATGGAATTTGGCAACAAGAATATGGTTACAATAAAGTGTCTTTATCTTCAGAGACAGCTATTACTTCTAGCTTTACAACTTGTGATATTAGCTGGGTTGGTGGGACACCTTCCCAAGACACAACCTCAGGACCAAACCGCCGTATGCACTTGCGACGTGTAGAGCCAGACTTTGTACAAAATGGCCAAATGACTATGGAAGTAAACGGTCGTAAGTTTGCTAGAGGCAATGTGGAAAACTCTGGGCCATTTTATTTTGACCCAGATACTGGCAAAATTGACTTGCGTGTAGAGCATCGTGAACTTACCCTCACATTTACCTCCAATATTATTGACGGTAACTATGAAATGGGTCGTTTGCTAATTACCGCAGAATACGGTGACGAGCGCCCATAATGGCATTACAAGACTTTTTTCCTTGTATCCCAGAACATATGACCTGGGAAGACTGGAACTGTAACGTAGTACTATATTTTGGGGCACAACCGATTGCCCATGGTAAGGAAGAAGACTGGCAAACCATAGCTAAAAACATTTGCCAGTTACCATTTTTTGAAGTATACCCAATTGCCGATCCAACGCTATTTGATAAATGGCAGGATTGGGCAAACAATTTTACCTTAATTATCAACGGCCCATCTCGTTAATTAGGGCGAAAAACACATTTTCTTTGCATTAGTATATGTAAGGGATATAGATTAAATAGGATTAAATATGACCCAAATGGTCGACAGCCATCAGCAAAAACTAAGCACAGACCAGATCGTTCAGATTGCGTCTGAAAACACTCGCGCCCCCTATCCATTCAAAAAAGTGTATATGCTGTTCGTTGCCGAAATGGGCATGCCAAATACTAAACTATATAAAATAGGCAATACTTTGTTTATTATCCACCCTTCTGACAATGATCCAACATACGGCATCTTCCGTGCGCTAAACGCCGACACCGCTAGAAACTTTGTTGAGAATGGTAAAGAGTTTGTTGACCGTGCAGTATCTGATGGTTTTAAAGCATTAAAAACCCAGTTTTCAGATCCAAGTATATTACAAATATTTAATATCATTGGGCGTGAAGAACAGGAACTACAAAACCCAAATTTGGGTTACGCTGTAGGACGTGCCAAAAATGGCGACTATAGCGTTTCATTGATGCTCGGTGAAAGAAGGGGTCAATAATGGGTGCCGTAGCAGAAGTAGTATCAGACGTAGTTGATCCGGTAGCACAGGTTGTTGGCCAAGTAGAAGATACTGTTGTACATGCTGCTGAACAAGTTGGTAAAGCAGTAGAGCAAGTTGGTCAGCAAGTTGGTAAAACTGTTGAAGCTATGGCTCAAGACCCAGCTAAAGCGTTACCGCTTATTGCTGTTGCTGTCTTAGCCCCAGAAGTTGCCCCGTTGTTGTGGGAAGGCGCTACTACTGCTGAAGCAGCTATGGTGCTTAACACTGGTATGCAATTAGCGCAAGGCGCAGATCCAGTTCAAGTTGCTGAGAATCTTGCTACCAGTGCAGCAACCATGGGCGTAACCCAAAACCTAGGCATATCTACAGGATTTAATCCTCTTGATAAAGCGATAGGAAGTGCAGCCAGTGCTGCAATCCAAGGTCAAGATGTAAACAAAGCAATTGGTTCTTCTATTGGTAACCAATTAATTGGTGGTGCAATTAACCAAGGTGTAGATGCTGGTAAAGGTGCAATTGCTGATAACAGCAGTAGCAGCCAAGATAATGCTCCAGCACAGTCATACAGCGATTTAAGCCATGATATGACAGCACCTGCTCCAGATACATCAACTGCGAGCAATGATACTGCGTTACCTAACGACGCCATTTCAACATCCCAAACATTTAGAGATGCTATTGCAAATGGCTTCTCGCCACAAGAAGCATACGCTATCGCTCAAGGACAAAACGATGCTACCACATCTGGTCCATCACCATATGCTCCTACAGCAAGTAACACAACTAGCGATCAACCAGATGCAAGCGTCACTGTAAGCGGTGCTCCTGACACTGGCGCCGCAGTTACAAACTTACCACAGCAAACTAAAGAAGAGTTAGATCAAGAGTTGGCAGATGGTAAGATCACACAAGAAGAATACGATAGAGCTTTACCAAATGCTTCTACTGTTTCTAAATCAGAACAAGACTATGTAGACCCACAGGGGGCTCTTAGCCAAGTTGGTGGTGACTCTTCAACAGCTAAAGAGCCTTCTCCAACCGATGGTGTAGTTGATGCCAACAAAACTGGCGACAATATTAAATATACCTATGATGATGGTTCTACATTAACTGTTAGCTCAAAAGGCGAAGTTATTGATGTAACAGAAGCCACCGATACAGGTACGCCAGATGATTATCAAGAAACCCCTGATGAAAAATCGGGTTCTGGTTTCTCTTTAAAACTAGGCTCTGGTGCAAAACAATCCAATGCTGCTGCGGCTCGTTCAAGACTAATTAAAGGTTCTGGGTCTGGAACATCTGGTGGCGCCACATCAAGCGCACCTGTTACAAGTGGTTCTTCTTCGGGTTTAAGTTTCTTAGGTGATACACAAACCGGTACTTCATTAACACAAGGTTCTTCTTCTGGCAACCCAGATTATAGCCTTATTGGTGAAACAAGCCAGCAAGACGAAAACATGGCAACAGGTGGTTATGTTCAGCACATGGCTGCTGGTAGTACACCAACTTCAACACCTGGTGTTTATGATTTAAGTTCTAGTGTATCCTCTCCATTCTTAGGTGGCGGCGGTGACATTATGAAATTAAGCCCAGGTGTTATTAAAGGCAAAACAAATTACGCATTACCTGGTTATCCATTTGGTCAAGAATGGAAATTGGCTTCTGTTGGTGGCGCCATTGAGAATGCACCAGAAGGACACAACCCAGAGTTCTTTAGTGAAGGTGGTTTAAACTCAATGCAGCACACCTATTTAAAAGGTGGTGGTGATGGCACAAGCGACAGTATTCCAGCTATGTTGGCTAATGGTGAGTTTGTCATTCCAGCTGACGTTGTCTCTAGTCTTGGGAATGGTAGCAGCGACAGTGGTGCTAAAGTACTTGATGAATTTTTAAAAACTATTCGCGCCCACAAGCGCAAGGCAGATCCTAAAAAACTGCCACCAGATAGTAAGGGCCCGTTGGGTTATTTGAAAGACGCTAAGAAAAAAGTGAAGAAATAATATGGCCGGACTAAGTAATGTAATTGCTAATACAGCAACCCAATCAACAACGATGCCAGCGTGGTATGATACCGCGCAACAAAACGTTGTTAACCAAGCCACTCAAGGCGCCGGAAATGTACCAACGCTAGCTAATACTGTTGCTGGTGGTGCAATTAACCAATTAAGCAACCCGGCTACTAACCCATTTACTCAAGCACAAGGCACTCTAGGTCAAATTGCCAGTGGTGCTGCTAACCCTTGGATTACTGATGCTTCTGGCAACGTAACACCAAACACCAACACCGCTATGGGCGGCCTATTCCAAGCCCAAAATCAAGAACTCAATCAATTGATGCCACAGTACACAGCACCAGTTGATGCTGCTTCTATTGCCTCTGGTAACTTTGGTGGTTTACGTGGTCAAACAGCATACAACAAAGCAATAGCAGATGCTTATGCTCAGTTGTTGCCTGCTCAGATGCAAGCTGCATTACAAAACCAATCAACAGGCGTACAAGCTGCAACTGGTCAAGGTAACGTTGGTTCACAAGGTGTAACCTCAATGACCAACTTGGGTCAAGCTCAACAAGCTGATCCGTTGCTCGCTGCTTCTGCACTTGGTAAGATTGTTGGTGGTATCAACACCCCAACAACAGTATCCAATACAACACAGCTATCTCCACTCAACCAAATTGGTTCTATTGCTTCTGCTCTTGGTGGTTCAGTATCTGGTACAGATGCGTTGCTGAAGCAATTGTTCCCAGCTGTTGGTAACCCAACATTACCTAACGGTCAGCCTAATCCAAATTACAAACCAGCTGGTGGCTTAGGCACATTCTTTAAGAGCATTGGTATTGGCGGTGGTAGCAGTGGTAGTGGTTTAACATCTGATCTTACCGCTGGTAAATACCCATTGGCTGATGGTGGCAATATGGTTATTAACTCAGATGGTTCAAGAACCATTACGGCTGGTGACGGTACAGTTAGTTACTTTGATAAAGACGGTAACCCTACTACTGCTCCTTCAACACCGCCTGCTGATAATACTCCACCTGCAGATAACACACCGCCTGCTGATAACACACCGCCTGCAGATAACACACCGCCTGCTGACAATACCCCACCTGCGGATAACACGCCTCCTGCGGACAATACTCCGCCTGCTGATAATACAGAAGGTTAATTATGCCACGTGATTCTCAAACCGGACTAGAGGTCCTTGAAACTGCAGCACCAGAAGAAGCCGTTAACGAAACAGCTAGCGGCGGCCAAAGTGGCGCTATTGTAAAAGCAACAGGCAAAGGTCTTTCTCCTGTTGGTAATATTGCTATGGATCCAACTCAAACTGCTGAGTTGTTAGCCAACATGCAACAAATGGTGGATGATCGTTCTGGCGCTGGTTCTCAATTTATGCGTGGTTTAGAACGTGCATCTGCTTGGGGATCTGGCGGTGCTGAAGGCCCAGCTAGAGCGCTAACTGCAGTTAATGCACAACAACAAGCTGAAGATACATCTTTGTTTAACATGCGCCAACAAATGGCTGCGTTAAAATCTGCTGCTGCCCAGCAACAAGCATACAACGAAGAACAAGCTCGTATCTTTGGGCCTGGTGGTACAGGTATGGCTGGTGGCACTGGTGGCGCTGGCGCTTCGGGCCAAGCAATGTACAAAGGTGTTCCAATAGATGATGAAATTAAAGTCGCTATGGCCCAAGCTAGAACACGTGAAGAACGTGATAAGATATTTAATGATTTTGCTTCTAAGCGTTCACAAGCCAAAGGTAGCTTTGCATATGGTGCCCCAACATATCAAACAACTATTAAGTTTGTTGATCCTAAAACTGGCAGACTTGAATATATTGATGCAGCAACTGCTAAAAAATATAAAGATATGGGTTACGGGGATTACGTTGTTAATCCACCAACAGCTGTTGCCCCTGGCAGAGTGCCACCAGAAGCTATTAAACAAGTTGAAAGCGGTGGTCGCCCAGGTTTAGTAAGTTCAGCTGGTGCAGAAGGCACCATGCAAGTTATGCCTAACACACAGAAAAACCCAGGATATGGTGTAACTCCAGCCCGTGATAATTCACAACAAGAGTTAGAGCGTGTAGGTCGTGACTATTATGCTGCAATGCAAAAACAATATGGTAACGATACCTTAGCTTCTATTGCTTACAACATGGGCCCAGGTGCAACAGATTCTTGGCTCAAAAAAGGTGGTAACTTTAGAGACTTGCCACAAGAAACCCGTGACTACATTGGTCAGGTTCATTTAGCAACTGCTAAGTTAAATCGTGCTCCAGCTGAAACAGCAACAATGCAACCTACTGCCGCTGCCGTAGCTCCAAGACAGCGTATGACTATTCCAGAAGCTGAAATTGCAATGGAAGCACAAAAGCAACAAGGAATATCTGCAGCAACTGCCGAAGGTAAATACATTGGTAATCAAGCTGCAACTGTACGTGAAGCTGGTAATACATCCGGTGAGCGTTTGTCCTCAATTGAATACTTAGATGGTTTGATTAACAATCCAGAAACATCGCGTGTATTTGGTGTATTCCAAAAACCTGGCTTTATGAATGGTATTGGTAACGTAATCCAAAAAGGTGTTAACCTTGGTCGTCTAGGCGACGTCGGTATTAAAGAATTGGATTCTTTAGTTGTTGCCAACATGAAGAACGCCACACAAACTGAAATTGATGCAGCACAAAAAGCAACACGAGAGTTTGCTAAGATTAAGCTCAACGAAGCTAAGATCTTGTTGGCTGGTCAAGGTGCTGTGTCTGACGCAGAACGTGGTCTGATCCAAGAGTTGTCTGGTAGCAGAATGAACTCTCCAGGTGCGTTAAGAGACTACCTTGCTTGGGGTAGAATGCGCGCTGAGTATGACCGTGATGTTGGTAAAGCCTACCAAACATACAGACGTCAAAACCCAAATGCAGGATTTCAAAACTTTTTGGACACTGGTGTTGCAGATGACTTGCGTGATGCCTACAACCAAAAACTTATGGACTTTGGTTCCAAGACTGGTATTAATATGGACAAAGCTGCAGCAGCTGGTGGTCAACAACCAGAGCAGCCAAAAGCAGCACCGCAGTGGAAATACAGTGATGACGATTACGCAGCATGGAAGAAGAGCAGAGGGCTTAAATAATGGCTGAATTTACTCCAGAACAAGAAAAAGAATTTGAGTTCCGGGCTCGCTACGAACAAGAACAAGCTACCGCTAAAGAACCTAAAGAACAAGCAGGAAGCCCAGATGCGACAACTGAATCCGCTAATCAAGTTTTGGCTGGTGGCTTGGGTGCTGCCGCTGGCGCTATGGCTGGTAAGTTACCAGAACGCCTTGGTAATATGGTTCGTGATCCTATTACTGGTAAGTGGATGGCAGTGGAGAACTACGCTCGCCAAATGGCCCAAGGCAAGTATTACGGCGGCCAAAACTACAATCAAGTCTGGGACAAAATTCGTGAGTTTAATCTTGACCCTACTCAAGGCCCACGTCTTGAACAAGAAGCTCTAGCCAATAGAACTGCTGCACAAAAATTTGTTTCTAAAATTCCTAAACCATTACAGGGCATAGCCACTGCACCTATGGGTGTTGTTGGTCGTGGTATTGTTGGCCTAGGAGCTGGTATGCAAGGCGCTGATGCCATGAACCGTTGGGATCAGGGCGATACCACAGGCGCAGTCATTAGCGGCCTTGGAGCGCTTGGTACAGCCGCTGCAATGATTCCTCATCCGATTGCTAGGGTAGTTGGAACTGGTGTTGGTTTGGGTGCAGAAGGTTTAAACATGTTCTTAGACAGCCTCAAAAAGAAAAAGGCCACACCACAAGCACAGTATGCTCATGGGGGCCATGTTCAACATCTATCAAAAGCACAGAGAGCTGCGCTTTTGATTATGGATCACTAATTACTTTCTGTAACGGTTGCCGTACCATCCCTCCGCAGCAAGAGGAAAATCGGGCGCCCATGATGGCGGTGTAGTCATAATCTTGATTGCATCAGCTAATGCGGACTCCCCGTTTTGTTCTTCAACAAGGAGTAGTACCTCGTCATGGATGGAGTTAATAACCTCATAGCCAGCTCGCTCGAGAGCTATCATAGCAAACGCCAAGAAATCGCGAGCCGTTCCTTGAACAGCCGATTGGAAGATACTACTACCAATCAAAGTATTACGAGTCCACTGCCGAGTGTAGGTATTTTGGGAGTGGACAGTAACTCCCCACTTTTGGTCACCCCATGGTGTGGTGAGCAACTCGAGCTGTGGCCTCTTCCAGCAAATCAAACGCCCTGACGGCAATATCATCCACAAAGCATTTTTGTCGTATTTCATTCGCAGTTTGATATCTGCTTGTAAAACAGGCATGCCGTTTAAATCCCAGTTTTCATCACTTTCTCTATTGCAGGAATTAGGGCTAAACACTGTGCCTGGTTGTCGAATTGCATGTATTGCTGCAGACTCACAACCATACCACAATGCTTTTACTTTTTGGTATGACGCTCGGTAATTATCTACTGCGCCCTTTGCCTGAGTCTCAGTAAGTTTTACTCCCATCCCCTCAGCGTATTTGACAAGTCCTTTAGCCCCTTGTCCGAACATCGCTCCAAGAACTGCCGATTTGGAAACTTGCCGTTGATCTTTCGTAACTTGATCATAAGGTATGTGATATAGATTTTCCGACGCAAACACTTTGTATTCATCTAGTCCCTTTCTGAACAATTCCACTTTATCTTTTTGCCCAGCCAAGTAGACGCCAACTCGGTTTTCAATTGAGCTAAAATCCACGTCAACGAAGGTTTTTCCATCTGGGGCAACGATACTCGACCTGACAAGGGACGAGAGCTCAGTGAGCGTTCCCACTCCCTGTCCAAATACTCTTGGTATTGCTTGTTCAATCTCTTCATCGGAGATTGTAGGTCTTGCAATATTTTGTAAGTTAAGGCCACCACGGCTCGCCCAGCGGCCAGTACTAGCGCCATGATATACCAATGTATTCCTAATCCGTCCTTCACGTTGTATCTCCATCATCTTAGCGTACTTAGCCACGCTAGTTTGGCTTCCTTCTTGGCGCAACTCTAGCGCCCTCTTTACATCTTCTGCCGCAAATAAATTATCAAAGTTAGTGTTTACTAACTTATTTAAAACGGTCTCGGCGGTCATGTCAAGCATATCAGCTCCCTGCTGATTTAACCAAGCCAGTAATTTAGCCCTCTCAGAAGGCTTACAACCGGTCAAGGCAAGGAGTTCGTTGTCAATGGCATCCTGGGCCCTTACCACAGCCAGGACAGCGTTGTGGAGCTCATTAGGGTCCACAGGAACGCCTCTTAGGTTGATCCGCTGGGTGAGCTCCCAGACAGCCTGTTCGGAGGCGTCTAGGGGCCTTAAAACGGCTGCTATGGCCATTTCTGTGCGTACGTCCTGTGCGCAGTATTCAAACAACTGAGCCATTAATTCTGGGTCTTCATTAAAGACGCCTTTGATATTTGGTTTACATAGCTTTTGTATGAGGCGTTTACCCACTGGATCTTTTTGGTAACTAGACTTTAAAAATAGGCCAGCATCATCCAATCCCTGAGGTATGTTATTGGCTGCGGCTATGGCCATCGAGTCAATGCACTGGGATAGTTTTAGTGGTGGCCAGCCGTACTTAGGCACACAGACGCAGTTCCAGATGGCGTACTCAAACATGGCGTTCCATGCTTGGATTTTGCCACCGTTCTCTACGTGAGAAAGAACTGGATTGTATAAAAACTTATTGTTGGGATCTAAAACGTCCACATCTTGTGGGTTGATACCAAAGGCCATACACAACACTTCTGTTGTGGGGTCGTTGGCGTAGATGTCAAGACCTTGGTCTTTTAATTCGATGGTGCTACGTGTTTCAAAGTCAATGCTGTAAATCATAATATGCTCCTAAGGCAAGCCGACGTATCGGCGGAATAAATATTATACATAAAAAAGGGGGCCTGTGCAAGCGCCCCCAACCTCACCACCACGTGAATCTTTTAAATCTCGCAACTTCCTGCAGAACAGGCTAACATTTGCGCGCCCTCTACGTTGTCTGTGTTTTCTTTGAGCTGCGCCCAGTCGACGACTGGGATGCTGGCTTTGAGTTTGTTGTACTCTTCTTCTGTGCACTCTTCGTAGGGGGCTTGTCTGTAAGTTCCACCGTCGTAAGGGAGGTAGGAGACTCCACTGATTTCTCCGAAGTGATCCCATGTCCATGCTCCGACACTTGGCCAGTCTCGCTCAGAGACAGAGATAGTGACACTTGGCTTGTGCTCACACCAGAAGCGCTGGTAAGTGAGCCAGAGCTCAAGGTGACTGATTGGGGTAACGTCGTCTCTGACGAGTCCGTCTGGGGCTCTTTGAGGAAAACTGAAGACGGTAGTTTGGGTTGGCTTGTAAACACAGTCTTCAGCTGGTACTCCTTGTCCAACAAGAAATTGGGTGAGAGGATCTTTTTTATCTCCTCGCACTCTTCGGATATAGAATTTAGAATGGCGAGGGTGGATGCCACTCGCCGAATCAACGAGCTGGGATACTGTTCCACTTGGCTTGACGCATGTGATAGAAGCGCTCTCAGGGATTCCGAGAGCTGTTGCCCATTCTTTATTTGTTGCTCGAGCGCATTCTCTAAGCTCTGTAAGTAGTGCATTTAACTCTTCTCCTTGCGTGGTAAGTAATGGGTTGTCGTAAATTCCGGTGAGGGAAACTCCAAGTAATCGTTCTTCCTCGGTATTGCGTTGCCACACTTTGCGCAGATAAGGGAATTTTGTGAAGGTAGATTGGATTGTACCAAGGATGGAGGCAAGCCGCACTTTACGCAATAGGGTTTCTTTGGTGTCGTCATGGCGTACTACACATTCAGATAGATTACAGAATTGGTATGGTCGGAGAACGATCTCACTGCACGGATTTGTTCCGAATTCATAATTTGAATCTCTATGCCCGTATTTTTCAACCGTCTTTTTAGCAGCCTCCCGATTAAAAATGCCTCGTTCACCGCTATGGGAGTTGTAAAGTGATAGCCATTCTTCCATGAACTTTCCGACAGTAGGTGTTTCATTATACACCGCACTGTTGTTCGCAAGAGCCCTGTGCGGAGCGGTGTCCCACCATGGTCCAGCTTTTGCATGTCTAATCCTTTCATCATCAAGGTCAGATAACGAGATCATTGCAGAGCGACGTACGCCACCCACTACTACAACCTCACCAATTTTACACATCAAGTCGTGGCACTCTAAACTATGTAGCTTACGACCTTTAGCGTGTTTAAATGTAGCTACTGCAAATTCAAATAAATCAATTAGTGGTTGCGGCCCGGAAGCTCTTCCGCCAAATGTTTTGAGTCGTGCTCCGGCAGGTCTAACATTGCTGACGTCCCACTTTGGAATTTCACCGGCCCAAAGATGGGCGAGAAGCAAGCGCAAAGATTTTGCCCATCCTTCTTTGCTGTCATGGACGGCGATGGTATGCTCCGAATCAAATAGCTGGTCTGGCACTTCGGGCAGCTGGTTAATATACTTTGATTCGACTGAGAAACCAACCCCAGTACCACAGAGCAAGATGAACATGGCTTCGTCGAAGCTCTTGGGGTCATCCACTGGGAGATAGCTGCAATTATAGACGCAAGTATTGTCACGATCAGCACTCTTTCCTGCCGTCATCATGGCTCGCATGGAAGGCATCAATTCAAGGTTAACGATAGAGTTATACAACTCGGTTTTTAATTCATTGTTACCAGTAATAGCTGGGGTACGACTAAAAATATAATCAACAAAACGTGTTACTGTTTCTGGCCAAGTTTCACGACGACCCTTGTCATCTTGATATCTGGCGTAACGGCTGGCGGCAATGTATTCTTGATACTGATCCATTTATTATTCTCTATGTTATGTGGTTGATGAAAAAGGGAGGCCGCAGTTTCTACGGACACTCCCTTGTACTACTAAACTACTTATACTGCGAAATCTGCTGCAGCGGATGTTGCACCGCCTAACTTCTCACCATCTTCCAACTTCTGGACATTGTTTAAACCACAAGCAATGCCTTTGGAACCACTTGTGTCGTATGGATACAATGTTACTGATGCACGGCCATAGCAACCACTGTAGAACTCTGATGCATCCAAGATTGGATTTAGATCAGCATCTACAACACCTGGCTTCTCGTTAGAGTTTGCATTGAAGAAATAATGACCAGCGTATACTGGATCGCTTTTCTCTTCGTCACCGTCACGTAAACCACCTTTTAACATCTTAGGAACTGCACCACCAAAGAATGAAGCATTAGATGCTTTGGTGTCCTCAAACGCTTTAGTAAAACGTTTTACTGTATCAGTATCAGACTTAGGAATCAAAATGGATACGGAATACTTGAGCGTACCATTTGGAGTCTCAGCTGGCTGAAATACGTGAGCATATGAGAAACGTACTTTACCGGTTACAAACTTAGTTTTTGTGCTATTTTTAGCCATGATGATATTACCTTTTTAACGTAAAGATTGGACTTCAATAGGGGCCAATCTGTCTACCCTTACAACTATTGTACAACAACTTTTATTTTACCACAAGTAAAATTCCAACATTACCTATGGCATAACCTAAAAACATTATGCCCTGTCCTGTGGCACCTTTAAAAAACTGGTCTATTGCTACGACCAGATATGTAAGGCCCATCAGGCCTACAAGCCATGAACTCATTTGAAATCATCCTTTGCGGTTTCTTTAACACGTACCAGTTTTGGTGAACCTTCTGGACGTTGAATCAAACCACCAAGCCATGATTCCACTTGGCCCTTACCACCTAACTTAATTAAAGATGGCACAGACTTCATCTTCTTTGGTTCCCAAATTTGTTCTTCTGGCAAACCTTTTTCTACTAAAACTTTTGCTGCTAATTCTTGATCTGTTACTTTGCGATGCGTTACTGTTGTTCCAAGTTTAAATCCTTTTGGAATAACTTGCTCAGTAATTGCTTTGTTCAACGCATAGTCTTCTACATCTGTTGCCCACTGTCTTAAGTCTTGCGCTTTTGCAAGGACTTCGACGAGCTCTTCTTCGCTGAGGAGGGGCGGCTCTTTGAACTCTTGCTTGGCGAGCTCTTGGTTGTAGTCGCTGCGCGCTCTGCAGGTTGCTTTTGCACGGCAGAACTGGCACCAATCGCCCGGGAGGAACTCGCCTGCGCCGCTCCACGCTTTCTTGGCTTTTGGTTTGACGAAGTAGTTGGCCCAGTCGACCAGTTTACTGATGGTGGTACCATCGGTACTGATACTGTCAAGTCGGGGCTGATGTATCGTGTAACTGACTTCTTTAATATCGGGGTATTCTTCTTTGAACTTGCTCCACGCACCGAGGGCGTAGAGCCTGAGCTGCGTGTTGTCTTGGGCTGAGATTGGGATTCCTTTTCCAAACTTGAGGTCAATAACCCGAATGGAGTGCTTAGAAAGTATAACCACATCGGCTGTACCAAATCCGTCAGGAACCCAGTCAGAGAAGTCCACACGTTGTTCAAAGAGTGGCGTGTCACCTTCACCGATTTGAGAACGTACGTATAAAACGTAGCTATCGACGTGAGCCTCGAAATCGTCGTTGTAGTAGGGTGTTGCTTTGATAATTGCTTCTTCATGTTGATACTCCTCTATGCCAATTTGTCCAAAATGGTGTCTAAGTTTTGCTTCTGCTAGGGAATGCGCCATAGTGCCTTCTTGACTAAAGTCAAAGGCGCCAGGGGCACGTTTTTGTTCGGGGAGGGTTGCTTCTAGTTTGGCACTAGGGGTGCAAGAAAGCCACCGTTTTGAGCCAGAAGCAGAGAGTAGTGCATGCGCAGTCATATTAGCCTTATTAGTCTGTTTAGAAGTATATATACTAATGCAAAAAAGGGACTTTGTAAAGTCCCTTTTTGAAAATATATTTTTCTTACGACTTTAGGGCGGAAATGAGGTTTGCTATCTCTTTATTAAAATCTACTGTTACTTCCGCTTTGAGATCTATTTTGGTATCTCTGGTCTCACGGTAGTCTTCTTGGAATTGGCCACGTAATGCAATCTCGGCCAAGCGGCTGTTAAAGCCTTTGTTGTTTACGTTAGCCAAAATCTCACGTTCCCAATAGGCTTGGCTATGGGTCTTTGCAGTTTCTAGGGCATCAGCAAATTCTTCATGGTTTTTCTTCCATGTCTCTGCAACGTTTTTATTGATGCCAATTTCGGCGAACATCATTTTTTGGGATGCGCCTTCTTTACCCAATGCGATCATACGTTCGCACATCTCGGGTTTGTATACGTATCTTGGTTTTTTAGCTGCCACACTTCCACCTTCTTAGACTTGCTGCTTTGCGGGTTGGTTTGCCGTTTTCATCTTTCATAGGGCCTGGCATACCAGACATCCTAGCACAAAACGACTTCTTACGAGGGCCACCCTCTGGTTGAGGGGCTTTCAAATGGGAACCTGTTTCCCTGTTGTATTTCTCTCGACCTTTGGCTGTAAGCCCAGCGCCCTTGGATACTGGTAACTTTTCACCACGACCTATTGCCAATGATACGTTGCCACCGGTTTTCATTTTAGGTAGTTTTTTAAAGTCGTTCATTTCTTTGCAGTCTTAGCTGATTGTTTAAACGATTTGGCTGTAGGGGCGCCTTTGGTTCCTGGCTTGCGCATCTTCTCGCCAGAGCCAGCCTTGATGCGCTCTTGTTTAGCATGAATGTTTGCGTAGAGTCCTGGTTTACTTGGCATTCCTTTTAGCCCTTCTGTTTTGATTATATTTTGAATCGCTGCCACGTCTTCTGGCTGCTGCTTTAATTCTTGTAGCTTCAGCCGCTTGTTCTGGCGTGTCGTAAATTCTGTTTTTTCTTGAAGCATCTACATTACAAGATAGATGGCTGTATGCTATGTTGTTGATATTAAAGAATATTCCAGCTGGATCCACGCTATCTAACCATGGGACTATATGCTCAATAGAAAAGTTCTCTCTTAGCATTTGTTTGCCACAATGGTGGCATTTGTTCATTCCATTCTTACCAACAAAATCAAAAATAATGTCTTTAATCAATCGGTTAGATGCTGTGCTTGGGTTCATACCAAGCTGGTCGTGCTTCTTTCTTACATGGTTTTTCATTGACTATCCCAAGATGTCTAATTTGAAAAGCCCCCGAAGGGGCGTACTGCTTAGAATAATACAGTAGTGCCTGTAAAACGTTTGGCAATTTTACCAAACTCGTTTACTTGCGTCTCACTAATAAACTTGTTGATTTCAATTGCTTTTTCAACAATTTCTTCAACGGTAGGAAACTTTGGTGCTGCGTCTTCTACTTTTTTAGACGCCTTGCTAAGAACTTCCCATGCGGCTAAATTAGCTTCATGTTGTCTAACCAAGATGTCCTTGGCGGTGTTGAAAATAGAAAAGCGTAGTTCAAATGGATTCATGTAATTCTCCTGTGTGTTTGTGTGTAAAAGATGCCCGTCTTTCCGGGCTGTCCGACCGAGGATCCCCAGTCCAAAGCAAAGTGGCGTTTTAAGTCACTTGCAGAAGGCGTCTCACGACGAGCTCCTATATCTACTAATGCAAAAAACCGGCTGAATCCGCCCCTACATGTCCTCTGGGACAATAATAGTCTTTTTTGGCTTAGAAGGGGGTGTTTTGTTCAAGGCGCTATGCAAATGCGGCATAACATCATTGAGCATCATTTTAGCCATTGCTGCGGCTTTTTCCTGATGCTCAATCTCCTGCTGGGCCGTAGTCATCTTAGCCTTACGTTCTACTTCGGCTATGATGTTGTTACTAACGCCAGCACGTTTAAGAAGCTGCTTGAGATTCATCTTGCGCCTTTGCTACAGCATCCAAACCTTCTTGAGCTTTTTTAACCTGAGGGGCTGCTTGTTGTTGGATTAGATTTATAAATGCCACCAATGTTGTAGATGGTACTTGATTTGGCATGTTTAGAATGTTTAATAGCACATTGATTTCACGCACCGGCATCTCTAATTGAACTACAAAATCATCTAACGGGTTTACTGTTTCAGTCATTTTTGTTACCTTTCTTTTTTCCAAATAATTTTTCTCTTGCTGCTAATTTTTCTGGATCAGTACAATACTGATTCAGTTCAAACACCCTACAATGCATATCCTGCGCATACCAAATGCGCATATCGTGCAACATTTTTAAACCCAACAAAGTATTTGCCACTTCATCTTCTGTCATTGGTGTTTCAGCGTCACCGTGATACTTAAAAAATAATTCTAAGTCATCACTTGTTTGCCACACTTGTTGAATTGCGCTTTCTAAATCGCCTGCGGTATATTTTTTCATTTCTTTTTCTTCTTTGCTTTTTTAATTTCTGCGTCAACATCAGTACTATACCAGCCAAGAACTAACTTGATGGCCGGTAAAAGCTCTTTCCAAGCAGCCACATCATCTTCATGCCAATGATCTGCGTTCTTTAACATGCCTGATAAAGACACATAACTTTCTGCCAAATTGGCAACAGTAATTTCATCCGCAAAATCATAATCTAATTCTAATTTCATACTTTTTCTCCAGTATCCATACGCATACACTGCGCAGCAGCTAATGTTACTTCCGGTTTAAACGGTAAATTTAAAAACTCTTTTTTAATGCTTTGACATCTTTCATATGATATTGGTTGGTTGCTAACCATAAAGTCACAACTTTGACCAATACACATAACCGATACAAATATGAACTCAATCATTTTCCACACTCCGGGTCGGGCATATGGTTGTTGTAATCCACAATACCAAATGGGCCAGGTCTTGTACGCTTGGTAATCTCACGTTCAATATACCAGCGGGCTTTGCGTAAATCTTCCATGGCATCGTTTTTTAGATCAGCTCGCCAAATATATTTAATAGCGTTGCCAAGATTAAAACCCATATGCTCGGTGATTTGAATACAATCAATCCCTGATGGATGGCTGGTGTAATGCTTAGGCTTGTTGACTGGATCGTGCATGTCTCATCTTTCTAAGTTCTTCTTCCATAGTTTGTAACTCCTCGAAGCTGTCACAAACCCAGATTCCCAATAAATTTTCGTAGCGGCTAGTGTCGATATCTTCCACACCAGTAAGCGTTTCCATAACATAATTGCCCTTGTATCTATGTTCAACAATAAAATGACTCATAGTTTTAGCTCCTGTTTAATGAACTCAACACCTTTTTCAAAATGATAGCGCCAATACTTTTCGGTCACATGGATATCATTATAACTCTGTCCGTTGAGAAACGCCAGTAAAACTTCTTGGGGTTTTGGTGGCATGCGATATTCTATAAGATACCGAATGTCAAGCATGTCTTCTGGATCCCATGGAAACCAGCCCTCAATCAGTTGTGTAGATGTCCCCTCCACATCATCTTGCTCTAACGGATCTGGATCCTCATCCGATAGTCTTGGAGTAGTTGCTTTTATTTTTTTCATACTCTTGTGTCAAAAATTGATGCTGCGTAAATATTTCCCATGCCTGCTGCCAAACTTAAAATCTTTGGCGAACGTTTCATTATAAACGGTTCTGATAAGAACACTGTATCGCTTTCAGTTCTGTTTAGAATAGCTGGTACTAGACCAGATTGCAAACTGTCTAGTAACAAGCAAGTCTCTAATAAACCTGATGCGCCCATGGTGTGACCTATCCGTTGTTTAAACGACGTCGCAATAAACGGCGTATGAAACAGCGTTTGAAGAGCGGCCTTCTCAGCCATGTTATTTGACTTAGTGCCTGTACCGTGCGTCTTAACAATCTGTATCTCCTCTGATCCCATGTTAGCAGTTTTAAATGCGTTCTCTACTGCACGAACAAAACCTTGTCCATCTTCACGCTGACCGATAGCGTTGGTGCTTTGCTCACCGGCTACACCAGCGCCAAGCAACTTAGCTTTTGGTTTGTTTGACAGGGCTGCCTCAGATTCAAACACAGCAAACACTGCGCCCTGACCAACGTAGAACCCGCCGTTGTGTTTATCAAATGCAGATGGCTTTACACCGGCTTGTTCATCTTTGTGAGTTAAGCAAGCACCAGACTGCCCAAAGAAGTGCAATACCTTGTCGTTTATGGTATCTTCTAAACCAAGTACGCACACACGATCAAAGCCTTTGTATGTTATCAGATCATATACATCAGTCATAACTTTAAGACTAGATGCGCATGCGCTGGCATCTGTATAAACCAAATCATCTGCACCACACATCTGCGCTATACGTCCGGCATATACCTGTGTTAGTGTAAGCGGTAGTATTTTGTAATCGTAAGTCAAACGGCTTTTCTTAATTGCAAATGGGTTGATGCCAGCAAAGTGAGCATTACCAGAGGCTAAGATAAATGCAGTCTTACCTTTGCGTTCTCTGAGCGAGCGTAACAAATCAACATCTAACACACGTTCTGCTAACTTGTGTGGCACATATACTAAACCAGTTTCTTTGCGAGCAAACAGTTCTGGAAACCAATGGATGCGTTGTGGAAAATCTAATTCATCCAGTAAGTCCGTATGGGTTGCAGCAACTGTTCGGTAATCTGATAGATAAATCATTCAATACTTTCTAACGCTTCTTTAACTGTTGCTGGATGTTTGGTTGCATGGTCTTGCATGTACTTAAAGAAATCACGAATGGTACTTGTCTCATTCATTTCCATGAGTTTAACATCTTCCTCCGATACGCCATAGACATCTGACAGATAAATACCTACCATCAAGAAGTCTAAGCTATCTAACCCTGTGTCTTTAAGTAAGGTATCCAAACTATCAACGACCATTTCATCTGCGCTAACTGGTCTGGCTAACTTAACTACATGCTTAATAATTTCTAATAGTTCTTGGTCTGTCATTTAGGTTGTTCCATGTTAAGCGATTCTAATAATGCTTCTTGCAAATTTATCTTTCCTTCTAGTACACGCACTACTTGTTCGTCAATACTATTATACACATTTAGGTGATGTATAATAACCGGCTTTTCTTGCCCTTGGCGATAGATGCGGGCATTTGCCTGGATATAGTTCTCAGACGACCAGGGCAAATCGTACCAGACTGTTTGTGCTGTTTCGCCAACGTTGCACTGTAAATTGAGCCCAATGCCTCCTGATTGAGGATGGGCCAAGAGCATACGAATCTTGCCACGACGCCACGCTTCAATGTTGTCATCGTCCAGCACCACAGCTTCTGGGAACGTAGCACGTATTCTTTGGAGGCTGTGTTTGAAGTGATAGAATACGAGCGTCGGGGAAGTAGATTCCTCCATGATCGACTCAAGATATTCCAACTTACTGCTGTGTACTTCTTGTGCTTCTCCCTCTTCGTTGTAAACTGCTCCAGACGTGAATTGCAAGAGCTTGTTCGCCAGTGCGGCTGCTGTTGGAGCTGTGATTTGTTCCCCACTGATCTCAGTGACCATGTCTTTTCTAAGGGCATCATACTTTTTCCTATCTGTTGGTTCTAGTTCAATCTTATGGTATAGCTTGGTTAACTGCGGTAATTGAAGGTAATCCTCCGCCCGCAGCGAGAAACATATATCGCTTATTTTATCCTGTATCAGTTTGTCAGCGCCTTTTTGTAATTCCCATTTATACACTACATGGGTATGGTGGTTTACCTGACCCGGTCTTAGGTATTTAGCTCTGAACGATGTTAGACTGGTCTCCAGACGGGCTCCTAAGTCCAATATACCCACCTGTGACCAGAGATCAGACATGCCCTGAGGGGTGGGTGTACCAGTGAGTATGATACGCCGTGAGAAGCCCTTTAAATGCTTCCTGATAGCCTTAAAACGCTTGGTGCTTGGATCCTTAAATCGTGAGGATTCATCTATTACTAAGTTAGTAAACACTAACTTAGGCTGAACGTCTGTAAGCCACACTAAGTTTTCCAGATTGATGAGATAGATATCTGCATCCGCATTGAGTCCAGCCATCCTTTGTGTTGGGTTGCCCATAATTTTGGAGACTTTAAGATGACTTAGGTGTTCCCACTTTTTTACCTCTGTGTCCCACACTGTTTCCGCTACCCTCTTTGGCGCTATGATAAGTGTTTTCCCCTTGAGTTGCTCTGCGATAATCGTCAGCGTTGTCGTCGTCTTCCCAAGTCCAGGGGGTAGAAATAGACCCAAGTTCGGCACCGACTGCGCCTTGGATATAATCTCCAGTTGATAAGGATGTAGCTTGTTGCGAGGTAGCATATTTTATAAAATCTTCAACGTCTTCTTTGCTGTGTAAGATATGAACAGGAAAACCCTGCTCACCCAAATCATCAAAAACCAGTTCTTGTCTCGGGCTCAGTTTCCCCGTTGCTGTCTTTAGTTCCACTAGATGCACTTGATTTTGTAGAAATACTATCCGATCCGGGACCCCTGTTACGGTGCTTATCCATTTGTAACTTAGACCCTTTGATTTCTTCACCAAGTTGTTTAAATGCTTCTCTATCTCTTTTTCCAGCACGTTCACGCTTATCTTCCTCCGTTGCGTAAATACTAAACACTTGTTTAAAAATATGTTCACCTAAATAAGAGCGTGATTCATCACCTATTTTAGCATCGTCTTCGCCAATATATTCAAACACGTGAGTGACAGTGTGACTTACCTCATGGTAGATAACACCCATACGTTCTAAGGCATCGCATTTAGCCATGTCCTCGTAATTAAACACGATAGCAAGCATGGCATTTTGTGTGCCTTCTTGCTCAATGAAGTGTGACTCTGCCAGCCCAACATCAAGGGCTGTGTGGCGGGTTGTAATTTTGGAATCTTTGACAGCCTGCTGAAAAGACGCATCACTAAAGCATACTTTAATTGGGATACCAAAATGACCAGTATCTGCCAAGTAGTATGGTCGTTTAGTGTCTTGTGTTTTTGCGGTTGATCTGTTCCAAAATCTCTTGCTGCTCTTCTTCCGACATTTGGTCGATTGGGGTTGCGTCTTCAAAGATTTCTCCTGTGGTAACTAATTCGGTAATGCCTCTAACTAAAGCATCAAGCTCTTCTTGGGTTAGGTCAAGTTCATCCGCCCATCCTTCTTCAAATTCAACTGTCTTTTTTGTTGTCATACTTTTGCTTTCTTAATTTTAAGAGCTTGCCGTAGTTCATGGCTGTGTAGCTTTTTACCCGGTTTCTTAACTTCACCGGCCTCTTTAGCTATTTTAGCAGCTTTTTCACGATCTGCAAACTCACCAGTAGAGAGCAAAAATCCTCGTTTGTCTTGGTTCTTTTTTCTGCCAGCTTTCTTTTCAATTTCTTCATGCGAGTAAGCAGGTGTGTCTTTCAAAATCTTACCTGACTTTTCTTTTACTGCGGGTTCAACTACTTTAATTTTTTTAGTCATTCTTTTTATCCCTTTTTTTAATTTTTAATGCTAACTCAATCGAATACACCAATGCTTTCCACTGCTCTCGTTGCATAATGACAGGGACTAACTCCATTCCTTCATCTATTTCTGCAAACTTTTCAACGAGGTACTTTGACATTGCCTCTTCGTACTCTTTACTACGCTTTTTATCTTTGCTCATTTCTGTGATATCTATCGTGTGGGTTACGTAACATACTGGCAATGAGCTCGTCTACTGTCCAAAACCACTGAATGACTTTGAGTCCGTCTGCTTGGTAGATGGTGAAGCTCATTCTTTTGCACAAATAAATTTAGCGGTGTAGGTTTTATTGTTTGCCATATTAACAAACGCTTTACCTGCTTCCATACAACGCTCTTGGGTTACAAATGCAATATGGTCAACTGATACGGCTCTACTGTCCATAACGCCGACCTGGTAAACAAAAGTAATTAAAATCCACATAACCTATTCTCCTATTCCGTGGGCGCGTTCGATGGCGCGGGCGAACTCTAATAACCTAGGATTGAATGAGTAAAATTCACTCATTATCTCTTTTATTTGTTCTTCGGTCAACGGGGTACGTTGCGCATCTTGCCGGTCTTGTGTGGTGAAGGTCGTCATACCTTTTCTACCTCTGTCCATGCTGCAAAGTAGTAACGCTCGCCGTCTGTGCCTTCGCATGGTGCGTACATGCCATCGACGTGGGTGTACTTGTACGTTACGTTATCGGCAGGCTGTGGGGCCGCTGGTGGCACCTTGGTCTCTTGATCAATCACTTTAAAGTTGTCGCCACGTTGTAATTTATAAAGTTCCATGTTATCTCCTAAACTGTGCTATTGGTTTGCGCCTGCCGTACGCACGGCGGATCTTTAGTGCGTGGACGCTACCAAACGTTCTGTTCTGCCAGCCTTGGTGTGCCCTGCGAATCTGTACCATCTTAAACCGAATCCAGCGCAAACGAAAGCGCTTCTTGCCGGCATACTGTAGCAACGTACGGCGCTTACCGACCCCACCAAAGATGTTGGTAAAGTCGTTGCGCTTAATGCGTTTGCGAAAGTTAAACTGTTTCAAAACACGCCTTCTTCATCAATCACATGCTCATCCACATACTTTTGTGCCTTTTGATTGAGCTTGACACCACGATAGATATGTTTGCGTTGACCATTGGTTCTGACCAAGTCTGACTCTACCATATGTTCTTGGGTTGATGCAAGGAAGCGTCGTTTAAACGATTGCTCTGTACCAAACGGCATGTTCTTTTTAATTGCCCAGTGTTTAAAGCAAGCAAACACCTCGTCTTTGCCGACTGTTCCTTCAGGGTCAAACTCAAGGGCTTCATCAACAAACGCACCAAGGGGGTTACCAAGTTCTGCCATAACCTCAAGCAAGTCCTTACCGCTGTCAGGTTGCAAGAAGTATCCGCCACGTGCTATCCTGCGTTGTAGTCCTTCCATCGCCCAGTTAAATATGCCTGATAGTTCACTGGTTAGTTTGTGTGCCAGATCTGTATCTTCCTTGTTGTAGAAAGACTTAGTCATCTTTAACACAATCATACGACCAGTGAGTGCGTTGGAGTTCTCGGTTAGTTGAAGAACCTCGTTAGAATAAATAACAATCCGAGTAGGGAGATAGCCATTCCAAGCCTCTTTGTTTTTTCGGTTGACAGTAATGGTATCCCCGCCCACAATACGGAGCAGTTGAGATACAACAGAAGATCGATTGCGCTCAGGTGCTCTTGCATCAGTAAAAGAAGCGAGGAGCTTACCCAGCCAAGGCTGCAGACCAAAGGTATCACATAATTCTCCTAATTCAGGTGCTACTGTGTTGTGTTGACCAAGCAGGCTGACTAGCACTTTGTTGATTGTGCCTTTGCCTGATCTGCGTGGGCCGATAATATTAAAAAACTTCTGCTGGCGAGTGTCGCCCGACAAAATGTACCCAAACATCTCTTGCAAAGTATCTTGTGACTGTTTGTCTTCCGGCCAGACAGACTGCAAGAACGCATCCCATGTTGGGCAAGTAGCATTTGGGTCATAAGAGAACGGCAAAGAGTTCTGTGTATAAAAACCTAGTGAGTGTGGAATCATAACTTGGTCTTCTAAATGGAATAGACCATTCTCAAGGCTAATAAGTTTAGACGCATCAGGTTTGTTCAGCTTATACGAATCAAACCAAATAGGTGGTCTAGTGTTGGCATGGTTGGGTAAGTGGACAATAGACTTGATCGCATCTAATGCACCTGATACGCTAGCTGGTGCTGGGTTAAATGGGATAAGTTCGCCCTTCTTGCCTGACTTCTTGCACTTGTCTAAAAACAGGTAAGTTTCAGAGCGAATGGTTGCTTCTTCAATAATCTCGTAGTGAGTGCCAACATACGCATAAAAGTCGTCTGAGTAGTGAACAAGGCGATAGCCTTCCTCGGTGACAAAATGATTCTCAAGAAATGTTCTAGCGTGGTTCATTGCTCCGTTGTCTAGTATGATCTCGCCACGTGCTAGGGCTTGCTTCCTCTCAACTTGGTTGATCTTAAATAACAGGGAACGCAAGGTTGCCCCTGAGCCTTTGAAGGTTGACCACTTCTTGTCACAAGCGTTGGGTGTGTAGTTAGGCACTGAGCCATCACCATATGACCACCTATCCCACAACTCTAAGGCTTCCATATCGCCTGAAAACTGGTGGTGTAGGGCAAATCCTACATTGAGCCAGTTTGTGTAGCCTTCTGATGGGTCAAGGTTGGCAAGCACTTCTGTTTCTACACGATGCAGATCATACCCCTCGACAGGCGGTGAGTAGTCTGCAAAGGAATCGCCTGTGTTGCGTATTTCCCGATCGGGAATAACGCCACTTAAGTCTTGTAGGTCGTTGGGAACTACGCCACTGATGTGATGCCCTGTGACTGTGAAATACCTACCTTTTGGATAAAACTCAAAACCTTTGTCGTGGTCGACATGGGAGTTATGGGTGTCCGCCCTTGTAAATATCTTCACTCCTGTGCCAGAAGGCGAAACCTCCATATATCCTTGCACAGATTGTGCAATTTGCTGCAGTGCAGCATCAGTGAAACTTTCAGTCTGATGGTCGTAGCAATCATCCAAATCGATGCCTACTAGATTATCATCCCCGCTAAATACGAATCCTACGCCATCAAAGCGGTTTGGCTGATTGATATATGCATTTTGGACTGTCAGGAAGTCTGCCCATGTGTTTGGGTTGGTTGATGATGCTGATTGCCCTGATGCCTGTGTAGGCAGTTTAGACCATCTTTTGGTGGTTTCATCGCCAATTTCTACATATCGCCATAAAACCCATCTAGGAATCATCTTCAATTCCATGGGTATGTTGTCAAATTGGACTGGTAGTGTGTGTGGTTTTGTGTTCATAATCTTCATATGCATATACTAATGCAAAAATGGTGGTTTTGTCATTTCACAATGTGAAATAAATTTGTCAGGGTAGTATGGGTTGTCAGGGTTTGATTTTTGTTCATTTTTCCATTTTTTCCTTTGCTTGACTCCAATAAAATCAACAACTTACTGATAAAATTGTCAGGGTAGTATGGGTAGTACCCCTCTAAATGACTTTTTTTTAGATTTTTTAAAAATAAAAATAAAATATTCTGAATGGACTTGACTTAGACCCTGACAACCCATACTACCCTGACAAATGATAACTTTTAGTTATATAGACTGTACCCTTTCCTAGCAATATGGTTATAAGCCCATTTTCTGAACTCTACCCGCTTTTCGGAGGTTTGCTCATCGTTTTCATCCCATTGGGCATCGATGATATGCTCCCCGTTGCCGTCGTGAAATTCAATCCGTAGCAAATTGCCGTCTTTGTCATAGACATCGGTTGGAATTGCCTTCATATTTACTCCTTTATCTTTGAATAACTGTCAACTACCCAACTAGACTTGTCTTCCCATGAGTCCTGTGTGCCATAATCACCCCTACTCATACGCATACGATCACGCTCTCTTTGTGGGGGTTCAATTGCCAGCCAGGCAGAGAACGCATCTTTATATTCCTGCCAATCGGGATTTGCTTCGTAAAATGGATGGTTAAATCCAGCCAAATCCACAGTAGATAGCACATCTGCCTGTCTAATCCACTTTTTTGCTCTTTTAACTATGCCCATCTTATTCCTTGCGGTTATATAGCGGTCATATGCTTTTTTCTGTTCTTCAGTCATCGTTGCCTTCCTCCAAAAATTTCTCTTGTTTTAAATTGCTAAGTGATATCGGTTCTTTGCCGATATGTCCTTGTAATTGGCTTATCTTTGCTTCAGATATGCCCATGATGGTGGCTAACTCTGACACTTTGGGTTCTCGCCCAAGTATTTGGGACAGATTACGCTTATTGTAGTTTAGCTTTTTAATCTGTTCCATGATGTTGATTGGTAAACGAATGATGTTTGCGGTATTGTCTAAATCCCTACGCACCCCTTTCTCGATGAACGACTTTGCGTATGTGGCAAATCTTGCGTTATTCGTAGGCTTCCATCTTTTGGCTGCCATAAACAATGCCTCATTACCCATCGCAAGGATATCCTCGACAGGCACTTTACTGTGATGCCAAGCAGTCATCTTACGCACGACATAAACCACAAAGCGTAAGTTATGGGTGATGAGTTTGTCTAACGCATCGTCATCACCCTTTTGTATCTGCTTGGCTAACTGATGTTCTTCCTCTATGGGTAAAGGTTCAACTCCATAGAGGGATTGTAAGTAATCGCTTAATAAATCATTTTCTTTCACCCGCGTTTCCTTCAAATATTAACTGCAACAACTGTGGGAAAACACATAATAGACCCCCAACAATCATAGCAATCAAGCCAAAAGTGATACCGCCCCCTGTTTCTATTGCACAAAAAGCGATAACAATAAATACGATTCCTAACATTTTCATAGTGGTGATTCCTCTAAAAGTAATTTTGCCATTTCATACTGATTTGGCTGTGGTGGTAGTTTGACCAATTTTGCCCCATTGGTCAGGTAGGGTGTTGCTTCTGTTTTGCTTGCAAATTTCCTGATCGAATCTCCAAATTCGTCAATAAGTATAAATTTGTAGGCGGACTTTTTCATTTTTTAATTATACCATAAAAGGTCAATTTGCCGAGTAAAATCAAAATGGGATAAGTCCTTTAAGGCGGAAAAAATTTTTTTATGCGTTCCCCCACCCTGTTTAAACTTACTGTGCATAGATACATATGTGTTTAAACGAGGTCGTAGGGTTAAAAAAATTATTCAATGACATAGTAGGCACTATCTGATACTTTTTGACCCACACCCTCAATAGAATCCCCTATTTGACATATCTGCAATACTGCAATTCTCTCTTTAATCCACTTGGGCATATCCCCTATGTTTAAACGCGTTTTGCTGACTAAATTTTTTTCGTGGGCGGGCATGGCAAAACTATACAATGCGACTGTGCCATCATCATGGAATCTAACCCGCCACACCTGTTCAATGGTGCGGTGTAAATCCTCTGCAATCATGCACAGATAATCTTCGGGTAGTAAGACAGGGCTATTGCCCTCCATGACGATATCGTCTATGCGGGCTATTGATACATTACTAATTATTGCCATGTTTAAACTGATCTCATTATGTCTGCTACTTCTTTGGTGATCTCTACATACGATTCAGTAGATACATTCAGCATTTTGTGGTGGTTATAACTCCACATATCAAAACTGCGTGGCGGTTGTTCGTTGAAATCTAGCCAATCAGGTAGATCAGCAACTCCCACATCACCAAACTTCTTTCCCATCAGATATCTATACCTTGTGGACATTGTTTAAACACCTATCATTATATCAGCAACTTCTTTGGTTATCTTAACTATTTTATGATGTTCGGGGCGAATGGATTGATACGAATATGCATCATTATCAGCATCAACATACCATCGTAGGTCTATGATAAGCGGGTTATCTTGCACAATCTCATCGACCACGCAAAGATAACCCTCGTCATCAACTAATAACCAATCACCAACTTTTAGGCGATTATCCAATATGCACCATCGTTTTCTTTTAGTCCAATATCTTCGACAAACTCTTGCTTATCGCCAATATCTAGCACAAACAGTTTACCTTTGATGTTATCGGGTAATGCATCTTTAGATGGCACTTTAAATGGTTGCTCACCTTTGGTAGAGTTTAAACGATACTGCACTTCATTGTCTTTGACTAAAACAAAGTAGTGATCGGGGTCATAATTAGAATACTTGGCGATCTTCTCGGTGTTATCTACCAAATATAAGATCATCTTTTCAACTTTAGGATTCTGAAACTTATGTCCCTGTTTGTGTAAGCCAATCAAATCTTCTGCAAATAACTGAATGTCATTACAAGTGTTGTTCCTGATCTCCCACCCCATGTTATATCCGATTGCCTCCACCTCTTGCCTAAACTTTCGTCTTGCCCTGTCTGCAATCTGATCGAATGTAAATGGTTTAAACACTTTCTTTGCCACTCGCACAATGTTTTTACTATGGATAGAGTATTTATACGCACCCTCACCCCCATATGTATGCCTACCATCAACAATATTTATGCTAGTGATGCCATACTTGGGTTTATGGGATTCGCTATTGTTGTAATAGTTTGATACCTCTAGCACACCAATATGATTGTTTAGATCACTAGAATGGAAAGCATATACCCCATCACAAACACCATTGGGGTATTCCTCTTTCACTATCCCCCATGTGTTTATGTTTTGGTGTTTAAACGAGATGTCGGGCATTACCTTAGCGATGTCGTTCATTAAGTTTGACAAATACTCTACTGTGTCAATACCATTGATGTTTACTGTTTTGATTTTGTTTGTCATGTTATCTATACCAATTCTTATATCTGTCGTGGGTTAATTGTCCAAGTGGCACTTCTGTTTTCTTACATGGTTTCACAATTCTAAATAGATCATTACAAATCTCTTTCGGCAATTTGTGTCGTTCATGTATTTGCTTTTCACCCGAGCCATAATATCTGTGGGTAATTTTATGCTTATAGCGTTCTACCATGTTTAACCATGAATCAGGCACATTACCATCTTGGGTTGGTTTAAACAATGCTATTGCCTCGTCTGCATAAATCATTCGGTCATCATTACCAACAACTGCTTTATAAATTGGATTACCATACTCCCATTTATTTTCTACAATATCGCACATGATGTCATAGTATGCCATGAATGGTTTGATGCTCTCACGCAACTGCTTAGTCTGTGTTCTATCTAGGGTGTGTTTAAACTCTCTGTGGACTACTAGCGGTAGCCAATGGTTTTCGCCCACCTTGCGTTGGAATGTAATATCCCCCAACTCAATCGAATAAAACTTATTGTCGTAGCGAACATACTTACTAGCACGATGGTTTACCATGCCAAAATCGGGCGGTAGGTTGAAATTGTAAAACCAAAATGTCGATGATGACGAAAATGCTCTTGGGTATAAATCCATTGATGGTGTTTGACCCCATACATTTTTAGGTGTATGGATTGTCATAAATTCCATGCCATTGTTTAAACTCCATGTGATCGCTTTGTTGTGGTTGTTGCGGTGTTGGTAATAGTCGAATGTAATGTAATACTCCGTATCGCTTACCTTTATCATGCGTTCCCATGCCCTATCTCTGCGGTTAATTGGGCGAATGTTTTGATCTTTGCGTTTACCACGCAAGGGTATTGTATCTTCGTATTGTTTTTGCACTTTGGCAAAATCATATCTACCACCTTGATTTTGTTGCACATCATACGGACTGCACGATTGTCTATAATATCCCATCTTAATCCTCTCTTTCAATATCGTAAATTGCTAACCATTGTTTAAACACTTCGGGGTATGCCCCTTGAATCCAATCATATAAATGTATTGGGGGTGATTCGTTTTTGTGGAGATTGTGCAATCTTTCCTCGATCTGTTCATTCACCCACCAATCATCTTCGGGTTGATCACAAGGGTTGTCATATTCTCGCATTGTTTAAACCTCTATCTTTATGGTTTGACCTATGGGCGATTTCACATCGCTACATATTGTCCACAAGGTAGGGCAATTCCATTGTCCACCCCAATCACTTCCTACATAGCCATCGGTAAGAATGATGGCACAAACAGGGTCAATCTTATGCTTACGCATATAGCGGGTGATACATGATGGGCTTGTGCCACCACCACCTTTGGGCTTGGTGCTAGATGTCATGCGGTCTGCATCGTTTAAACCATACACCTCATGCCCCGCCACATCACAATCCCAATACAGTAAATCTACCTGTTCAGGATTCATGTTCTGCATGACACTTGCCACCTCACTAATGAATCGGTTTAACACCTCGCCATAAATACTGCCTGATGTGTCAATGGCAACAACAACTCTACCCATTGATTCACTTATTGTAGATGGCATATAAATATCATGTTGTAGCCATCTGCGGTTAGGTTTTCGCCATGTTGAATCGTCTTTGCCTTGCGATACGCTAGATACAAACTCCCTAAGTGCCTCTTTCCAATCTACCTTTGCACTCATAAGATCGGTAAAACTGCGGTCAATGTTCCCACCAACTTTACCCGCTAAAATTGCACCTTGACGAATGGCTTGGTCAATCTCTTTGGCTAACTCGGTTTTCTCGGCATCGTTTAAACCATCTGCCCCCTCCCAATCGTGTTCATCAAATCCACCATCTGCGTTGGGGTTGTCGCATGGCTCACCACCATTACCTTTGGGTCTTGGCGGTTGTTGGGGTAGTAAAGCAAACACCTCGGCTGAGTTTAAACCACGAAACTTCTCATTGACCAATGCCCCATCGGGTAAGACTACAAATTTGTTTGACCTTTCCGATTCGTCTTTGATTTCAAGATTGATAACATAATCACAAGCCATGTTAGCCCTTTCGGGGTCTTGCTTGTGTAGGTGTTTCCATGTGAGTAAATGGCGATACATCTTGTGCTTAGCCTCATGCAAAATCAAGCCACGCAACTGCGGGTCGTTTAAACTCATTACAAAATCCCTACCAAACTTAACATCTTTACCATTGGTGCAAGCGGTTAGTGTCTTGTCATCTATCTTTGTTTCACCAATCATCAAGATACCCGAATAGGCTACAAACTGCGGGGACTTCATTAAATCAATGTGGCATCTTTCAATGCGTTGTTCTGCGGTAAGTGTCATGTTTAAACACTCCCCATCTGAAAGAGTTTAATTGCTTGTAGTGGGTCGGTTGCCATCATGGTAATGGTTTTCGGTTGCCATGATGTATCTACCAACTGCTCAAAACTAACTTCGTGCTTGGCATATTCGTCAATGCTTTCCATGTCAATGCACCTTGCCATAATGTTTTTGGTTTCCATGATTTATTCCTCGTCATCTTGGGTTAATCGTTCTGCCATGCCACGAATAAAATCTTCGGGCAAGTATCTCATAAGTAAATCTACAAGGTAGGCGGTTTCCGAATCATAAAAATAATTTACAACTGCCTCTCTTTGGTTATCGGTTAGTCGTAGCATTGTTTAAACCCCCTCGCTTATCTCGTAGATTTCGCACTCAATCGTATCAACTTCGACACAATCGGGAATTGGGTTTACCATGTAAAGTTTATCCAACTCTTGCCATGCTTGTTCCTCTGAATCGGCAACAACTGTGGTATAGATCGTGGCAACTTCTCTAAATGTGAATATCATGTTTAAACCTCCATCACTCTAACTCGATCACCCTCGATCACTACCTTTGCCTTACCCTCGCCAATTAGTTTAAAACCTAACTGTTGAACAATAATTGCCATCTTGTAGTGTTCCCCTTTGTGCCTGTAAAAAACTGCTAGGACTGTGGCTATCGTAGCCCATACCACTAAAAACAATTCACTCGATTCCATAATTTTCCTCGTAGGTTAGATATGGTTTAAACACCTTGCACTTATCACCAAATACATAAAAGAGGGGGTTGGATTCTTTCACCAATTCCCGCTTTTCTTTGGCGGTCTGTGCTTGGGTCATGCGATATTGCAAAGACTGTTTAAACTCTTGCTCAATCTTGTTCACTCGCATTTTTAGACTGTATGTTCCCATTACTTTTAATTGCTCTGTGCGAAAAGATAATTGTTTGCGGTAGCCCATTTAATAAACCCCTGTGATGTGCCTACTGTTGTCTTTTTGCTTGTTCGCATAACGCTAGTAGCGAATAGCCCTTGTGCCTCTTTACTTAGTCGGTTCATGTATTCAATCCACTTATTGATGTTGTCCTTTTCTACCTGTTGAATGGCTGAATAGACCAACATACAAACTGCACTAGCACTCTCAGGCACTTTCGTTTTGGTTGGCTCTTTGATGATCGCCTCCCATGTTGGCAACTCATCTGTTAATTGAATGATAGAGAGCATATCGTAAGTGGCTCGGTTGCCGATTGTTCCTTTAAGTGCGTGTGCCATAGTGTCGATGCCTAGTGGCTTTGATTTTTTGATGATATCCGATGCCCTGTTTAAACTGCGTGGTGTGCAAAATGCGGGGCGGGGTGTTCGTGGGTCGTAGATGTATTCATTGTCTGATGCGTTGGTAAAATCTTCGAATGATGCCAACATCTGCGGAAATTGTTTTACTGTGAGTAATACTTCGGGGGCGATGTCGTTGTCTAAAGCCCATTCAATCCACTCATCTGCTGATGGTTTACGCACCTTAACCACGCTAATGCGGTTTCGTGCATGGGGTGGGAGATTATCGCCTATCGCCTCATTCGCTAAGTTTGTGGTAGCGAATACGATACTGCCCTCGGGTAATGAGTAAGTGCCTAGTTTTCTTTCCAACATCAATCTAAGGCAAGCATTCATAACTGCCTTACTTGCTTTGCCGATCTCATCAAGCATTAAAACTATGGGCTTATCGTGGTGAAAGCCAAATTCCTCGTTGGGAATAAAACTACAAACTTCGGTGTCGTTTAAACTGCGTATCTTGGGGACTAAAAAATCCCCTACATCTTTAGTAGTCATATCACCATAACAGAAGTGATGATTCGGTAGTTTAGATTTAAGGATAGATAGAATAGAGGACTTACCTATACCCATCTCGCCCTGTGCTAGGACTGTGGTTGTATCGCCAACTGCGAGGATAAGGTCGGCGGTTTGTTGAAGTGAAAGCGATTTGTATAAATCAGTCATGTGTTGCCTTTCTTTGGTCGATTGTTTTACTGCTGAAAACTTGGATTATATAAATCAGGGGCAAAACAAAATACTAGGAATAACCCCAATAATAAAATGGTGCATAAAATATCGTCTTTACTCATGGTGTTTAAACTCCCTTATCCAATCAATGTAAACTTTATCAAGATCAAGCCATTGTGCCATTCGTTTTCTGTTGGGTTTATCAATGGGGTAAATCAATAGAATCTCATTACCTACTCGTTTTAAGTAGTAATAAAATTCGGGCTTGTCGGGCTTGCGATATAACTTAATCACTTGCATTGTTTAAACACCCTCTAAATATTTAATGTTGGTGATTGTGGTGCTATGCGTATCAGGAAAGCGGATAGTAGCCCACTCCCCTGATATGCTCACGATCTCAACAAGATCAAGCCCGCACCACATGGCTAGATCGCCCCTACTCATGGTTTTCACCCAATACAAACCCGAGGGTAAAGCAAGCCAACACAAGCCCAACAACTGCCCACAAAGGGGTTTGTTCTATAACTGCCTGAATACATAAAACGGCTAATGTGATGATAATAGATAAAATGCCTACGAATAAATTGTTCATGTTGTTTAAACACTCCCTAAAAGATTGTCAAAATATGTTTGTGGTTGTTCGGTTGCCTTTGCACCATCTAGCCATTTATTGATATGGCGGGAGGTTGTCATACTCCATTTTTTAGCGGTGCGGTTAAATGAATAAGTGCCTTTATCAAAACTTGCGACAGGTGTTGCATAGCTAAACAATACAATGTGTTTAGGGGTTTCTAATAGGGTCATATTAGAGGCGATAGGTTTTACTGATAAGTTTGTCATAATGTTTTTTCCTTGTTTAAACAAGGGGGCGGGATTGCCCCCTTATGGTTAGATTGTTGGTTTGCCTAGCATCTGTGCCAATTCATTGTAAACAGATTCTCTAGTGCCTTTCAAGCCCAATTCCTTTTTGATTAGGCTATACATGGTCATGCCCCGAGATACTTTTAAGCCCTTAATTTCAAGCCCTAAGCCCCGCAAAATGGTCATGTAGCGGAATTGGTTTATCTGTGTTGGGTTGGTGATCATTGTCATGTTTAAACACTCCATTCGTTGATTGGGTATTGATCGGGATTGGCGAGGGTTAGCCCCTCAATGGCGGGTATGTTAGTGCCGATATGGTTATCATAAAACGAACCCCTCGGGGATTGATACACAATGGCATCACGATACACAATGCCCTTACTATCACCTAGCACAAATCGCCCTGATAGTTTGCCTTTGCTTGCTTGGGTGTCGCTAGATGTTGCACCCGATCTAAAGTGCATCTTTGCATTGGCTTTGTCGCTATCAAAATGCCAATATGGTTTGTAGGCAAACATCGCAACATTGGCGGGCTTGCCATCGCTACACAATACAGTCTTAGCGGTGATTCTATATACATATGTTCCCATTGTTCTATTTCCTTTGTAGGTTAGTGATCAATTAAGTGGAATATCCACACTCAAATTAGATCAAATTCGGGTGGGTGTGTAAAGCGATTCTTTATATCTATTAGTAATAAAACAACGGGCTTTTATACTAAGGGTTTACCCTCGAAAATCGAGATCGTGTATGGTCTAACCCTAACCCACACACTCGCCACGAAAGAGGCTAAAAAGGGGCTTAAAATGGCTCTAAATTGATTGGGGTATTATGGCGGGTTGGTGGATTTTGGCGGGGTGGTTGTTTAAACATATGAGAGGGGCAAAAAAAAAATCGGGGCATAAAGCCCCGATCTGTTTAACCCTTGCGGGCTAGATTCGCACTTGTGCGATTATGGTCATACCCTCTAGGTATTGAGCAAACTCTTTAGCACTCTTTAGAGTTTTAAACTCATAAACTTTATGGGCGGTTTTGATTGTGTATTTATATTTAGGTTTCGCCCTTGCCTTGAGGGTTTTAGCACTTGGGAACATATCGGTATGTTTTAACATGGTTTATTTTCCTTTGGTAGTTTAAACATGGGGGCGGTTTGCCCCCTTGCGGGGTTGGCTTATTCCTCGCCCTCATCTTTGCCCTCGAGGGGTAGAAAATCGTGGGTCATATCGCCATGACCTAGCGGGCATCGTGGTGTTGCAAGTTTTAGCCACTTGCTAGATATCCGCATGGTGTAGCCACAAGCATAGCAATCACACTTGTGTAAGCGGGTGGATTGCTTTCTCATGTTTACCTGTAATGATTCATGGGGATATTCACCCGCCTCGCTAACCCATTGGGCTAGTAATACTTTGAGGGATTCACTAGCATTGGTGCTAGTGGGTTTGCCCTCTAATCCAACAGCATAGGCACAATTCTCAAATACCTTGCCATGACCCTCGTTTAAACCTACTGTCGCATGGCATAGCTCATGGATAAGGGTGTCTAATACTTCGATACTATTGGATTCGTTAGGCACGATCACGATTTCAAAATTGCGGTGATTGCCTTGTGAATCGGTATTGCTCATACATTGACCCGCTACGAATCGTTTTTGACCCTTGCGTTTAAATGCCCCTTTAGTGCTAAATGAACATGAGAATTTAATATCCTCGGGGATTGTGTAGCCCTTAGATTCAAACATGGGCTTAATGAATTGCTCAGTCATATGGTTGAGCCATGATTCTCTATTAAGTAATTGCATGGTGTTCTATTCCTATCTATTAGTGGTTAGTAATCATGTGGAAAATCCACACCTAATACTCTCATGGTTTAAACAACATTAGGATAGGGATATACCCTTAAGGGTTTACCCTATTAGGGTTTACCCTCGAAAATCGAGATCGCAACCCCTCCGATACCTATACCCCATCGGGGGCGAAAACGGCTAAAAAGCCCCTTAAAACGATTCCTATTGGATTCTCATAATGTGGAATGGCTAGGGGTGCGGGCTTGCGTAATAACCCTATAAACTAAAGGGATAAACCCTCACACCCTCGCACCCGCATAGCCCTATCACCTATGTTGCACCGCACCATATAACCACATTGGCATTATGGTTATGTTGCACCGCACCATATTGCCCGCCCTGTTTAAACACCCACCCATATAACCATATTGGCATTGTGGTTATTATGTTGCACCGCACAATGGCGTATCGGATATGTTGCACCGCACAAAGACCTTACTGCCATTGTGGTTATGTTGCACCGCACCATGCGTTTCACATTATGAGATTAGATTCCACAATGCGGAATAGGGGGCTTAACTTGTGAGGCGATACCCCTTTATGCAGACCCCCACCCCCCTCGGCCCGGGGGCCCCACAAAGCTCAAGTTTTTATAAAACCGCATTTTTAAAATTTTTTTGTAAAAATTGTCAGGGTTGTCAGGGTTTGCTTTTTAAATTGTCAGGGTTTAATTTTTGCATTTTGTAAAATTTTTTTGTAAATTTTTTAAATAAATCAATAACTTACAAGCGCAATTAACCTACACCCCTGATTCCGCCGTGAAAGTGTTTGATCTTATTAGATAAAGTGTTAAAATTGTCAGGGTAGTATGGGTAGTACCCCTCTATATCACTTTATTTTAAAATTTTAAAAAATAAAAAATAAATATTATGGAGTAAGTACGTTTAGACCCTGACAACCCATACTACCCTGACAATTGGTTGCTAAGTTGTTGATTCATATAGGGCCAAATAAGAATTATTCTCAATAAAGTGCTAAAACCAAACCCTGACAACCCATACTACCCTGACAATTTTGGGTCATGGGGCGTAAAACCCCCAGTTTTTGCATTAGTAAGTCTATGAATGATTACGCATATCAAATCAAAGGAGCGTTGGAAAACGCTCAGGGCCAATTCATTGGTCTGCGAGTATTGGTTTGTGACATCAATAACTTTGAAATCGTGGATGTACCGGTGGAAGTCTTGGATAAAGAGACCACCAAGTATTTGCAATACCGCCTCAAAGTTACAGACGTGATAGATATCCAGCGCTTACCTATCCCTGTTCAGAACAGAATACGCGCTCCGTTAGGGAGATGGCTCGACTACTGGGTCGTAAAAAACTTTTATGGCAATTCTATCGAACGAAAAAGTACTAACTCTTGATTATTGGAAACCTGCATCTAAACTGCAAGTAGGCGATTACGTATTTGACCAGTCCGGCACCCCGGTCCAAATTAAACTGGTTCAAGAGTATCGCGCCCAATCTTGCTATGAGGTAACGTTTAATGATCACCTGCGCATATCAGGAGACGATAAGCTGGGTTTTCTTATGGAAACTCCAAAGTATCGCAAAAGAACATACGAATATAAACGTGTCCAGCCATTTAGGCGCCCGTTAAAACCATTTACTGTATCCCAGTTAGACTTACTGGAACTTAGGGACCACAGAAAAAGGTTAATATTTTCCATACCCACTGCTAAACCATTAGCACTCCCCCACCAAGATTTACCGATACCACCATTTATCTTTGGTCTTTGGTTTTTTAATAGAAAACCATTAAACCAATCTGACTTTATTGTTGATAAGTTTAAAGATTATGGGTATAAGATTGACAAGAATGGCAATATAACGCCATCTATTACCCAGCAGCTGGCACCCAATATCCCAACAACCATTCCGTCAAACTATTTACTAGCTTCCCCGGAGCAACGTACGGAATTATTGTCTGGCATACTGCATTCTAAGTCACGCCAATATCATGCCAAAGACGATAGATTTAGATTTTCTTCTAGCCACTATGGTACAATACTACAGATACAAGGATTAGTTGAATCATTAGGACACAGATCAAGATTATCGTTTGATGAAACGTACAAGTATTACACCATTTCGTTTAAATCACGTACCAAATTAATGGAAGAGCAAAAGTCTCCGCCAATTAAGGTACACCAAGCTCGCCGATACGTAACCAAGATTGATTCCATACCAAATCAATCTTGCATACACATTGAAACTAATGGCAAAGACAACACGATTCTTGTAGGAGAAGGATTTATAGCATGCCGTTAACAGATAAACAACAAGCAACATTAGAAAAATTTGCTGCTGTCAACAAACATTGGCCTAAACAACAACTAGAAGCCGCAATATGGCAAGTAAAATGGGCGCTACAAGCCCTACCACACCAACAGGAGCCAGAAGATGGCGAATATGATACCTTTCTTATGCTTGCCGGTCGTGGATCGGGTAAGACGCATACTGCCAGCCATTGGATTGGCATTCGCGCTTGGCGTTATGACAATACCCGCTGGCTCGTCACTGCCCCCACTTCCAACGACATACGAGCAACTTGTTTTGAAGGAGACTCTGGACTCCTTAACATCATCCCAAAGTCCCTTATTAGGGATTACAACAAATCCTTATTTGAAATCACCCTTACAAACGGCTCCCTCATCCAAGGAATCCCAGGCTCAGAGCCAGAACGTTACCGCGGTAAACAATACCACGGCGCATGGTTCGACGAGCTGTGCGCTTTTGACTACATCGATGATGCGTATGATGGTGTTCAGTTCACGTTGCGTCTTAGAGACCCTAGAATCCCAAGAGTCCAACAGATTATTACAACAACGCCAAAGCCAAAAGAGCTCATCGTCGACCTTAACGAAGGAAAAATCGGCGGGGACGTCTATGTGGCCAATGCGTCCTCCTACGACAACCGTGCCAACCTCTCAGAAACGTTTTTCAAACAATTAGAAACGTACGATGGCACCGACATTGGTAGGCAGGAGATCTATGGCGAGATTCTTGACCCAGAGCAAGCTGGTATTATCAAGCGTAAGCAGTTTCGTTTATGGCCGGCCAATAAGCCAACGCCAAATCTAGAATACATTATTGCCTCGTACGACCCCGCTACCTCAGAAAAAACCATGAACGACCCAACGGCATGCACAATATGGGGCGTGTTTGAACAAACCGACGCTGGTACAGCCATTATCCTTTTGGATGCATGGGACGCGCATTTGTCATACCCAGAGCTACGCCGCAAAGTTATTGAAGATTTTAAAGAAGTTGTGTACGGCGCCGATAATGACTTTGGTAAAGGCCGTAAAGCAGACCTAATTCTCATGGAAGATAAGTCTGCTGGTATTTCTCTCATACAAGAGCTGCAAGGTGCTGGTGTACCGGTGCGTGGGTACAACCCAGGGCGCGCAGATAAGGTCCAGCGTTTAAACATTGTGGCACCATTAGTTGCTAAAGGTAAAGTATGGATACCAGAAGATAGCAAAATAAAAGGTGAGTTTGCCGATTGGGCAAAAAGGTTCCTAAGACAAGTATGTTCGTTTCCAGAAGCCGGAGGGCATGATGATTATGTAGACTCTTTGTCACAAGCGCTACGTGTTTTGCGTGATTCTGGATGGATACAGCTTGATTATCTGCCAGCAAGGGATTATAGTTATGCAGATGATGATTATGGCAAGAAGTTTACCAATCCGTACGCCCAGTAGGGCGGAATGTCTTATATTTGTGCATTAGTAGTATTATGGACTTATTAAAAACTCCCCATCAAATGCTGTTAGAAGAGGCAGGCGCAACCCCTCAATCTGACGGCCTGCTAAAAACTCCTAAACAAATGCTGTTTGAGGAGTCTGGTATGTTACCGCACTATGCAGCCGGCCATACTGTAAAACAACTTAGCCCAAAAGAAATGCAAGCGGCGCTAGTTGCGCATGAATTAAGACAAAAATATGCCCAAGGGGGCGAGGTTCACCCAACCCTAGCAGCGGCTTTCAACAAAATTTTCAGTTAAAAATATGGCACAACCACAAATCCCAATGCAAATGGGGCAAAACCTGCCCGGCCTTGACACAGAAGAAAATCTGGCACAAGCTCAAGAGCAAGATGCAGAGATGGATATGTACGAGGAAGCTCTTGGATTAGATCCAGGGGAAGCCGAGGGTGAAGTCATTGAATTGGAAGATGGTTCGGTTGTAGTTAATTTCCAACCAACCGAAGGCCCACGTAAAAACCCAGAGTTTTACGCCAACTTGGCCGAAGAGCTTGATGAAGATGTTCTTCAAGCATTAGCTAACGAATATTTAGACTTTATTGACGTTGACAAAGAGTCTCGTAAACAAAGGGACAAGCAATATGAAGAAGGATTACGCCGGACAGGACTTGGCAAGGATGCACCTGGCGGTGCAACGTTCGATGGTGCTTCTAAAGTTGTACACCCAGTTATGGCTGAGGCGTGTGTTGACTTTGCTGCGTCAGCCGCAAAGGAATTACTCCCGCCTGATGGTTTGGTTAAATCAAGCATTAAAGGCGAAGCCGACAGAATAAAAGAAGAAACTGCAGAACGTAAAGTAAACTTTATGAACTGGCAGTTAACTGAACAAATTCCCGAGTATCGTGATGAGATGGAGCAATTGCTTACTCAATTACCACTCGGTGGTTCACAATTTCTTAAATGGCGTTTTGATGAAGAGCAAGCGCGCCCAATGTGCGAGTGGGTGCCGATTGATAACATCTTCTTGCCATACTCATCTACAAACTTTTACACATCGCCACGTGTAACTGAACAACAAGACATTACAGAAGATACATTTTTACAGCGTATTGAAGCCGGTATATACCGTGACATTAATAGCACGTACTCTTCTGACTCTCCACTGACAGATCAAACTCGTAGCCAAGAAGCTAACGACAAAATCGAAGGTAAACAAGAGCCAACCAAAAATATTGACGGACTACGTCGTATTTATGAGATTACTTGTTTCATGCGCCTTGATGATGATCCAGAAACAGGTGGACGTCGTGCCCCATACATTATGACAATTGACGAGACAACCGGCGATGTGTTGTCTTTGTATAGAAACTGGGAAGCAAACGATGAGAAACTCACGAAACTGGATTGGTACGTCGAATACAAATTCATTCCTTGGCGTGGCGCTTACGCTATTGGCCTCCCCCATCTTATTGGCGGCCTGTCTGCTGCTCTCACTGGTTCTCTTCGGGCTCTCCTTGACGCTGCTCATATCAACAACAGCCAGACGATGCTTAAGCTCAAGGGTGGACGCATTGGTGGCCAGTCTGACAGAATAGAACCCACCCAGGTTATTGAAATTGAAGGCGCCCCTGGCGTCGATGATGTACGTAAGATTGCAATGGCCATGCCATTTAACCCGCCATCAAGCGTATTGTTTGATTTGTTGGGTTGGTTAACAGAAGCTGCTAAAGGTGTTGTAACTACATCTGAAGAAAAAATTGCTGACGCTAACAGTCAGATGCCAGTTGGCACAACCCAAGCTCTAATTGAGCAAGGTGCTAAAGTGTTCTCAAGCATCCATGCTCGTATGCACCGCAGTCAAGCCAAATCATTGGCAATTGTATCTCGCATTAACCATTGGTTCCTTCCAGACATGGATAACCAGTCTGGCGAAGAGATTGAAGTACGTGATTTTGCTAACAACAACGACGTACGCCCAGTTTCAGACCCTAATATTTTCTCTGAGACACAACGTTTGGCTCAGAACCAAGCTGTATTGCAAATGGCACAGGCCGCCAACGCAACAGCACCCAATATGTTTGACATGCGCGCAGTATATCGCCGTATGTTAGAGCAAATGAAAGTTCCTGGCATTGAAGAAATTCTACCAAACCCAATGGGTGCTAAAGAATCTAACCCAGCGCTTGAAAACGTGTCCATGACTATGGGCAGACCGGCAGCTGCGTACCCAGATCAAGACCACATTGCTCACATTAAGATCCATTTGCAGTATGCGATGGATCCAGCGTATGGTGGCAACCCAGTTATTGGCCCATCATTCTCCCCACATGCATTAGAGCACTTAAAACAACATTTAACACTGCACTATTTGCAATCTATGCGTAACTATGTAGCGCATGCCGCCGGTGGTAAAGATACACTCGAGTTGCATCAAGAAAAACCGCTTGACCAAGACGCACAGCAAGCTCTTGCATTGGCTTCACAAATGGTTTCTCAGGATTCACAACAAACCATGCAGCCATTTGTACAACAAATTCAACAATTGGCCCAAAAAGTACAACAAGCCCAACAAGCGCAACAACAAAATATTGCAGCGCAAGATCCAACTGCACAAGTTCTGCTTAAAACACAAATGGCAGAGACACAACGCAAACAAGCTGAGTCTCAAGCACGTATGCAAATGGAACAATCTAAAACTGAGCAAGATTACCAGCTTAAAATTGCTGAACTTAAACGTCAAGTGCTCGATTTACAAGCTAAATACGAAACACAGACAACTGTTGACAACCAAAGAAATGCTACACAGATTGCTTTGGCTGATATTAACAATTCTTCACGTGAACGTATTGCAGAAATTAACGCCAAAATGGCTTTAAATGCTGATCAGGTAAATATGCAGCACGAACAAGATATGTTGTCTCGTCAAGCCACTATGGAAGCCGAACAAAGCATCCGTGACCATGGAATTGAGATTCAACAACAACAAATGCAACACGCATCACAAATGGTTCAACAACAGGCTGATAATGCAGCCCAGCAACAGCAATCTGCTTTAGAAGCTCAACAACAATCTGGTTTACAGCAGCAACAAGCTCAACAGCAAGCAGGTTTACAACAGCAACAAGCAGATTTACAACCACCAACACCCCCAACAGGAGCAACAAATGGCTAAAAACCCACAAGACGGCGGCGAATTAGGCTTTCGTAAAACTTACAAAATGACTGGTACACCAGGAAACGCTGGCGGCCCAGGCGCTAAAGTAGATAATGGACCATCTGGTTCTTTGCGCGCTAACAATGCCGTAAAAGGCAAACCAGCACGTTCATCTAAAGTTGGCCCAGATAAAAATCTTAAAGATATTGGCGGCGGCAACTTTTATTAATAGTTTTAGGGCGGAATTCTTCATAGTCTTGCATTAGTAAGATTATGAAGGACTTTATTTCTGAAGTAATTCGTCGCGTACGCGATGAGAAAAAGAATCTAGCAGAAGCTGTCACTGCGGGTACAAATGTTAATTCATTTGATGATTATCAACGGTTAATTGGCACAATCGATGGGTTAAACCTGACATTAGCCATAGTTGATGAAATTTTGACAGAGGACGAAGAAGCTGAATAGCTTATAGGAGCACTGGATAGTGTTTGATTTAAAAGGCAATGACGAACCGGATTTGCGATCAGAAGAAGAATGTTTTCCCAAGATTGACACTGGTATCGAAGTAGCTGGAGACAGAGTGTTGGTGCAGTTGCGACGCGAAAAGTCAACCAGTAAAGGTGGAATCATCCTAGTGGATGAAACCAGACAGACGTTACGATTCAATGAGACAGTAGCCAAAGTGATCCAAGTGGGTCCCTTAGCATACCGTAACCTAGATGCAGATTTAACCCCTTGGCCAGAAGGCCCTTGGTGTAAAGAAGGTGATCTAGTGCGTACGATTAAGTATGGTGGTGATCGTTTTGTTGTTAGCCCTGATGACGAAGGCGCCCCAGTGGTGTTTATTACGTTACAG